ATGACTGCACAACTTATCGACGGCAAATCAATCGCCGCCAGCCTGCGCCAGCAGATCGCCAAACGAGTCACCGAGCGTAGCCAGCAAGGCCTGCGCACGCCTGGCCTCGCGGTGATCCTGGTCGGCAGCGATCCTGCCTCTCAGGTTTATGTCTCGCACAAGCGTAAAGACTGTGAAGAGGTCGGCTTTATTTCCAAGGCCTACGACCTGCCGGAAGACACCACCCAGCAGGCCCTGACCGACCTGATCGACAGCCTCAATGACGACCCGGGCATCGACGGCATCCTGCTGCAGCTGCCACTGCCCGAGCACCTGGATGCCTCCAAACTGCTTGAGCGCATCCGCCCCGACAAAGACGTCGACGGTTTCCACCCTTATAACGTCGGCCGCCTGGCCCAGCGTATCCCGCTGCTGCGCCCGTGCACCCCGAAAGGCATCATGACCTTGCTGGAAAGCACCGGTGTCGATCTGTACGGCCTCGATGCCGTCGTGGTCGGCGCGTCCAACATTGTCGGGCGCCCGATGGCCATGGAGTTGCTGCTGGCTGGCTGCACCGTGACCGTCACTCACCGTTTCACCAAAGACCTCGCTGGCCATGTCGGCCGCGCCGACCTGGTAGTCGTGGCTGCCGGCAAACCCGGCCTGGTCAAAGGTGAGTGGATCAAAGAAGGTGCCATCGTCATCGACGTCGGTATCAACCGCCAGGAAGACGGCAAGCTCGTCGGCGACGTGGTGTACGAAACCGCCCTGCCCCGCGCCGGCTGGATTACGCCAGTGCCAGGCGGGGTGGGCCCGATGACTCGAGCATGCCTGCTGGAGAACACCTTGTACGCGGCAGAAACACTGCACGACTGATAAGTGCCTGTCATAAAAAGCCCCGCCTGATCGCGGGGCTTTTTATTGGGCGCAATCAACGAACGACGATGCGTCGTACCTGCCTTCGCAGCTTGTTCAGCGGATGGCAATGCTCTCCCCTGGCCAGCTTCGCTTCCAACGATGGCGTCATTATCGCCGGTGGCACTGGCAGAACCGCGTTTACACGCCTGTTCACTCTGGACCAGGTGCGTAGCCCGGAGTGCACCGATGCACTCATCGAAACACTCAATGACCGAGCGTTTGAGCTGGACCTGAAAGTGGGCTGTTTATGCTTAAGCACCCTGCCTGACTATGTGGGCAACTTCACCCGTCACACACTGGTGAAATCGTCGGCCTAAAGCCGCTTTGAAAAAAACCTGGCGCGATGAGCAGGATTTTTAAAAACCGGTACAACCCTGACCAATCATCGGCTTACAGCCTTTATCTAAAGGCCTCTATCGCTTTCTGATCCATACTCCTAATATTAATTTCGTGTATTCGTAAGTTTTCCAAAGTGGCCAAACCCAGCAAATTCAGCGGTTTGGCCGCTTTGGGATACCCACCATTCGATAGCGGAACGCAGTCAGTGGTACAAGAATTGGTACGAGATCCATCCCCACCCCGGCGTCCTGCCGACCGAACACGACCCTCCCAAATAACACCGATTGCTAAGCTGTTCACTCCACCAGAGAAACGCAAATGCCAAACTCAAACCTACTCCCTTCAATGTTGGAAGATGTGGTTCCAGCCACTGTTACGGTGGGCAGCGCCCATAAAAAGCCTGCCGCTCTACCTCGGTGAGCTGCAAAAGATGATCTACGAGCAGTATCTACCTGCGTTCGAGGAGGTCGGCTCTAAGCCGTGAAAATCTACGTCTTACGCAACCACATCGAAGGTGTGTTGGCCAAACGCTTACCAAAGGTTAGCGTGATGGCTGAACCAAACCGCAGAAACGCAAAAGCCCCGCTAATGCAGGGCTTTCGTTTGAATGCAGGGCTTTCGTTTGAATCCTAACGTTAGACCGGGGAGTCGAACCCTGGAGATGCTATCAACGTCCGACGGCTTTCAAGACCGCTATGCAACTGCCCGCAGGCCGTGGCCTTTGAATGTTCATTGATTCGCGTGAGGCGAGTATTTCACCAGAGATGGACGTCTTTTTCAGTGTTTCCCTCACTGGCAAAAGACTCACCCTCACGCGGAATCATTACTTGGCTTGGCGAAGCACGAGCTCCGAGAGACGGGTCTTAACCCGGAAGCAGAACTCGCGAATTTGAAATTGATAAGCGGGCATGACCATGTGGTTTAAATCGGGACCTAATGAGTCTTTGATTTCCATGTACTTGGCCGTCTTGGCAGCAATGGCCTGGTATTCCGCCTCGTATTTGTTGTAAGACACTTTGTTGTAGACCTTTAAGACATCCAGCTCTTTACGGCATTGCTCAGCGCGATTTTGGTTCAGGTCTGTTTCTGATTCTGCCTGCGCGGATTCCGAAGCGGCAGGGACATGTGAATCAGCACGGGCGTTCGCAGGCGCAGCCTCGTAGCGGACTGTCCAGTTTTCTGGAGTGGTGTGTGCGACTTCAGGGGGGGCTTCCTGGACGACGGCAGCAGGTGGAGCCACGTCAGGTTTTTCTGGTGTTTTCGTAGCGCATCCCGAGAGGGCCAGTCCTACCACTACAACGATGCCACACATTTTATCCATCGGTTCCACCAAGAGTTCATTACGGTTGGCTGAGTCGTTAGGTTCTGGGTAAAAGTAATAACTCACTCAATGATCGAGTGAAATTTTCTACCAGCCTCAAGGCGCTCAGCCCCTCTTCCTTGAGTACGCAGATGAACGATAATAGTAAAAAAACAAAAACATGACGAGTAAAAGCTCGCCAGAAAGGCTACAAATTTAATCGGTTAAATTAGTGTGGGGCCACGCCGCGCATGCGCCTGGTGGTGGCCCGTGTAAATCGCAGCGCCGATGGGGATGGCTGCCATTGTGGGCCAAGGGCAAGCGCTCCGAACCAATTGACGCCATTATAGGGACGGTCACCAAATGGATTTACCGAAGGATTGGTGAGGACGCCAAGCCCTTCGAATAGTCAAGGTTTCGGCCCCCATGAGAAACCGTCTTACGCCATCAACCCCCAGAAACACAAAAGCCCCGCTAGTGCGAGGCTTTCGTCTGAATCTTGGTGGGAAACCAGGGATTCGAACCCTGGGAACGCTATTAACGTTCGCCGGTTTTCAAGACTGCCGAGTTAACTATACAAATCAAAACTTTAGCTTTTGATCGTTTCCGCATATGAATATTTTTATCTGACCTGTAAGCCGGGCAGATCAAGGGGCGCGCATCAGGTTGCGGAAATGATTTACCCCTCACCGGCGTCCTGCTGACCAAACACTAGCCACCAGTAGCCCGCGACTCGTGAGACAAATCGGATGGCCGCTTTCGGCCAGAAGTAGTCATTCGATGTGTCTATGAAAACTCAGGGCAATTCATCAGGCGAGTCAGGTGCGTACCAACTCTGCGTCAAGCCAAACGTCTTCAAAATTATTGCCGTCGATGTAAAAACGATAGCCTGGCGGCAAATCGAGATATCCGACAACTTCCGGTAGATAGTCCGTGATGTGCTCTACATGCAGGGGCGAAAAAAAATCGTCAGCCTCAGACCACTCCATACCGCACCACAGGTACCAACCATTCGTACCGTTTTCCGGATTAACCCTTAACCCATTTATGGGCTGAAGCCCCAGGGTTCCCAACGCTATTCCGATTTTTGACCCCGATTGTGGTCGATCTGGGGTAACTCCCTGCCATTCACAAATGCTTTGCTCCTTCCTTACTCGCATGGCGATTTTCTCCACAGATTTGGGTGCCATACAGTTCGCACTCTCATGGCTGGGGTGTTGGGTATGGGCCGATTACTACCTGTAACGACTGGCCGGACTGAGTCGATGTCGGTCAATCATAACAGGCAGAAATCCGCCATTTGCAGTCTTTAGCGAACGACTGCAATGGGTCGAGAGCGGACACTCATAACCTTGAGCGGGCTCCCAATAAGCGCCGAATGCTAAGCTGTTCACTCCACCAGAGGAACACCGATGCCTAACTCAGACCTGATACCGTCCCTTCTCTCGAAGCTCTACGAAAACCAGCTGGCCCTTGAGGCCTCCATCATGGAGATATCGAACTGGGTCGAGCAGCGTGGCTCCGCTGAAGTGGCTGAAAACGTACGCGGCGCCTTATACACCCTCGATCACAACCAAGACTTTATAAAGATGACCTTGGCAGTCCTCCTGGCTCCGGACTGAACGCCTCTCGTCGCCTGAAATCGCGTGATGCTTAGATCTCGATTACTGTATGAACATACAGCATTCGGATTTACTCACCATGCACTCTATCGACGAAGACACCTCAACGTGGCTCGGCTGCCCTACGCCCCTGGAAATGTACAAGCATCAGTGCGCCCTGCTCGAGGACGAGCTGAACGAAACCTTAAAGCGGTTAAGTGGCGCTCGTCGGAATATTGCTGGGCTGGTTCAGATGAGCGACGGACTTGCCACGCGTTTAGCTGAAGCACTGGCATGCCTCAACGTTGCCCGCATCGAAATTGATGATCTCAAAGAACGATGCTCAGAGCCCTCAATCCTCGGCATCAAGCTGGTAACCGAACAGCGCGACTATTTGCTGAGGGAGAATCAGCGGCTGCTGGCGGAACTGAAGGCGCCTCAAGAGCGCCCAGCTATGGACCTTACTTCGAAAGCGCTTTAAGGCGTTCTTCAGTTGCGGTGTCGAAGATGACGTAGAGCTGTTCAATGGTTTCATCTGCCACCGCGCGCGCCGACTCCAAACCCAATACGAACCCGTCGGCCCGAGCACCTGCTTTGGCCGCCACAATCATTGAGCCCGCCCTTGCAATCTGTGCCAACAGCTTATCCGCGTCTCGTTCGATCCTGGCGCTCAGAATTACACCATCCATATCAAATCCTCTGAGAAATATCTGGCAGCAGGCGCGTCAGCCCAGCTCGTCTATATACGCGGCCTGCGCTTGCTCTACCAGCTCACGCCACTCGCCGCTGTCGATAAGGCCTTTCTGTTGCAGATCATCAGCCAGTGAGAGCCGCGTGTCGTAGCGATGCTCTGGAGTGGCTGAGATGAATTCAGGATCAGTGCGCAAGGCGAACCACGCCTCCATCGCGTTAACTTGCTCAATGTTGATCGTCATGACGAATACTCGAGGTCAGTGTCTACAGTGTAGAGATTGGCCAGCGCGCAGCTGTTCAGCAGGTCCGACAAGCGGAGAGCATCATGTGCGGAAGACTTACACAGTACCGGGGGATTCACGACTTCGTGGCAGCGTTGAACATGCCTAATGCCCTGGTGAACTCCGTCGGCGAATTACCGCTCGAGCGCTACAACGTCGCCCCGACAACCCAAGTCGCCCTACTCCACCTGCAGGGAGACCTGCTGCACGCCGACCTGGTGCGCTGGGGATGGCGGCCACACTGGGCAAAGGACAGGGCCGCGCCGATCAATGCCCGCGTCGAGAAAGTAGCCCACGGACCGTTCTTTCGCGCGATCTGGCCGCACCGGGCAATCACTCCCGTCGATAACTGGTTTGAGTGGGTGGACGAAGGCGGGCCGAAGAAGCAGCCCTACCTGATCCGTCGGCGGGATGGCGCGCCGGTACTGTGCGCCGCCATTGGCCAACTGCCCGACACCGATGAGGGCCCGGGTGAGCATGACGGCTTCGTGATCATCACCGCCGACAGCGCAGGCGGAATGGTGGACATCCACGACCGGCGGCCGGTGGTGCTGACGCCCGACCTTGCTCGTGAATGGCTTGACCCGGCCACGCCCAAGGAGCGCGCCGAGCAGATGGTGCTGCATCAGGGAGAGCCGTCGGAAGTCTTCGAGTGGTTCAAAGTAGACCCGGCCGTGGGCAACGTGCGAAACAAGGGCCCTGGGCTGATCAATCCAGCGTAAACGCAAGCACGACCATCAACTTATCGATCAGATTTTTCCCATAAGTAGCGCTATAAACAACAACCAACAGGTCACCAATAACACTGTAGACGCAATCCATCGTAGCCCCATCAACTCAACCCCAGATGTATTCTGCTTCTTCTACCATCTGGGGATGGATTGGTATGTAGGATATGTCCTAAATTTGTTACTTAACCGTGACAGATCTGACATATCCCTGGCACGCTCGCAGAGCGATCACGGCGCTATCCCCATCGTCGGTGATGGCGATAATTCGCTGCGCATGCGCTGGGTCAAGTTGGGCTCGACGGGCTGCATGAACCACGCTGACGGTGCCGGCGGCGGCAGGCACGTTGCAGCCATTGGCTGGATCGTCGGCAAGGAGGACTGACAGCCGCACATCAGCAGTGGCAAGGCGGTCGCGCAAAAGAGCCTGGTTGCGTTGAGCATCGGATAGTTCTCGAGTGTGTAGTTGGTCCTGGGCCGCGAGCTCTTTCTCGATGGCCAAGCGTTTGTCCTGTTCGGTGCGGGCCTGGGCCGCTGCGGCATTGCTGATTGCGGCCAAATCATCCTTGTGCAGGCCGGCCTGCTCGGCAAGCTTCTCTCCCATGCGCCAGTCCTGCACCTGCCATGTCACGCCCGCGGCGCCGGCCATCAGCACCAGCGTCAGCAGCACCAGGCTCGCCAGCTTCTGCACCGGCGTCATGCGAGCACCTTCTTCGCCCGCTCCCACAACTGCCGGCGATCTTTCAGGCCGCTGAGCCCACCGTTAATGCGGCGGGTGATCTTCGTGAATTCACCCTGATCCGCCAGCGTGTTGAGCCCCTCGGTGGACCAGAACCAGGCCGCAGACATCGCCGCGTGCTGGGGCAGCTCGAGCAGTTCGGGCTCGTTGATCAGCTCCAGGCCCATCGCTTCACCGCACGCGGCATAGTTGGCCCGGCCGGTGATCTGGATCAGGCCGCGGCCACGGTACTTCGAACCGTCCCCCTTAACGGTGTTGCCCAAATCGGCGCGACCTTCATAGCCGGCCTGCTGGGTTGTGGGCCCCCAGATCTCGCGCACGTAGCGCAGTTGCCCCGACTCGTGCCCGACTTGGGCGATGAACGCGGCCCCGCGCAGCTTTCCGACAATGCCATAGCGGCCCATGGCCGTGTTCAGCACAGGAACGAAAACGCCGGCTTGGCGGCCGGCGTTCGGGAGGATCTGCAGCAACTGCTGCTCAGTGATCGGCATAGTTTTCTCCAGACGAATAAAAGCCCGCGTCGTGTCGGGCGATACTCTTTCGATATACTCGGGTTAATTATCGGAACGGACAGGGATGGACCCCATGAAATACGGAATACTTTTCTTAGCAGTCCTCACTCTGAGCGGCTGTGAAACTTATAGCGGCGGCCAGGATGACCCTGACATTAAGGCTGGCGGACTTCAGGTCAGTTGCAATGCAACCCCAGCCAATCAACCCGGATGCTACACCCCAGCCCCTTCCTGGTGGACCAGGCTCCCCGGTCATTTTTTCATTCGTGGCAACGGCTTTTAAAGTTTGAAGCGCTGAGCTTTCTCCAGGCGAAAAAAAACCGCTCAAGGCGGCTGTGGTGTTTTGCGTCCAGTCAGGAACCAGCGATTGCTTCAGGCTCAACGGCGCCAGCCGGCTGTGGTGGCGCCGTTACTGGAACGTCCGGCACCAGGATGTGAAGCGTGATCATGTGCTTAAGGTCGTACGACTTATCGTCCTTGGTCACAGTCACCACCAAGACCCCATCTATGAACTGGATGTCCACATCTGCCCTGGAGTCCACTTGGTTGACTGTGTAGCCCCAACCATCGTCCGCAGGTGGAAAAGGCACCATGCCCAGGCACCCGGCGATGTGATAAACGCCAACCGATTCGCGCGATGACTCAATCACCCCGGCGCCAGTAGTCACGAAATCGTAAGTTGCGCCCGTGGCGCCGAGTACGTTGATTGCTGCTCTTGCCATGGTCAAATTGCCTTCAATGTGCCGTCTGCGGCACGGGTTGTGTTTGCTGTGCTGTAAAACTTGATAAACCCCTGAGATTGGGTTCCTGCATTTCGGTATCGCGTATATAGATTTCCAGTTGCTACGTCTCCAACCAATTGAATGGCGTAGTTCTGGTTGATCCCCATGGTTAGCATCGCGCAGTCAAACGTCCCGGAGGGTGACCCCTGAGATGCTGGTAGATAATTGAAGTGGGCGCCGCAATTCGCATCGACAGCACCATCTGCATGAATAGGCATGTTAATCAGGGGAAGTCCGAGCCCGTAATCGCCAACCTTAGTCACCTGCCCAGTCGTAGTGCTAACTGTTGAGGTTGTCATGTTGGCGACCGCCGTCGGGGTTAGCTCAAGACCTGCTCTTGCCCCTGCGGGGGTCTGAGCGCCAGTCCCCCCTTTTGCCACCGGCAAAATATCGTAGTTACCCGTAGTGCCAAGCGCCGCAAGCTTCGGCCCGAACTGGTTGTTCAGGTTATTGAAGGCGTCCGACAGCATCTTGTCGTAGCCCTGCACCGGCATGATCGCGTAGGCAGCGCCGCTCACTGTCGACCCTTTGTACGCGGGTAGGATCGAGATAACCGTGGAACTGGCGACGTTGGCTACCTCGTAGGTCGCACCGTCTGGACCAACGAATGAGTCGCCATTCCGGCTGCTGGCGGCGAAATCCACGTTTGTGCCGACGACAGTGGTACTACCAGATTGCACCGCAACCGTTCCGGCTCTTTGCCAAACCATAATTTTCTCCAGGCAATAAAAAACCGCTCAAGGCGGTATCGGTGTGCTTCTTTGTGGCGGGCTCTGCTTAAGCCTGTGGAGCCTTCAACGCTGCGAGCTCCGCAGACATAGCGTTCAGTTTAGCGGCGGCGCTCCGGGTCGTATTTCCACCGGTGCCTGTAGGCGCTGTACCTAAGTTAATTTCCTGTCTTGCCAAAATAAACTCCAAGCAACATATTCATTGCATCAGCGATATGAGTATAAAAAGTGTGTTATTTCAATTAAAGGGAAACGGTAGGCTTGCCATCTCTACAACAAGAGCAGTCGGCAACCTATCAGTCGCAACTTGTGAAAAGTTTGGAGGCATAGGCGTGCCGATACAGCCAGCGCTACCTGTTTTATACTATGCCATGTATTACTCCTAGTTAATTAAGAAAAGGGTTTTGCGAAAACCATCGGTAGATATTGCGCTGACGGTAAATCAACACCTACCGCTTGTAAAAGCATTCTATTGTTTGGGAAATCCCAATAAGCATACATATTACCTTGTCTAGATACCAAACCCGGCATGTCAAAGGCAATATTATTGATCAACATATAATCACCGTTGGATAATGGAAATCCACCAGTAGGTGTCCACATTAAATTGTATAAACCTTGTCCAGTTTGAGTTGCCCCTAGATATGTCCAGTTGTTCACAATCCCTGTGAATTGGGCACAAGGTGTTCCATTATCAAAGATTAGGGTGTTACTAGCATCCCATAAACGTAAACCATATGTTGCAGTTGGTGTTGATCTAAACACAGCAGAAAACCACTGACCTGTTAAACCAACAAGCGATGTTGAAAAAGATACAGCGGTCCAATTACCCGGTGTTCCAATCACCTGACAGAAGAATAAATTACCAGGAGTATTTGGTCTTACAAATACCAATGGTGGCTCTGTGGTTGTAACAGGCTTGCTAAAAAATATTGGTGTGTTCCGACTGCTATTTGTTGTCCATGTTCCAGATTCAACAATTACAAGCCTGGAAAATTCAGAATCAAGAGTCACAACATTCTTGTTGTTTACAAAAGTTAGCCCGAATGACATTACTTATACCTCATAACTAAAAGTCTTTGAGGTGTTGTTCCAATAGGTGAACCAGCAGCGCCGCCCGGTGCGCCAAAGTAAACCCTTACATAGCCCGGCGGACCCGGATAAATAATAGGTGTATATGTAATAGGTGTACGCTGACCACTAACGTCATATGGTGCTATAGGAAGACACACAGCAGAATACGTAGTAGGGTTAACATCTGGATATCCGGGAACCGCCAAATCAATAAATCTACCTCCACCTGGTGAAGTCTGAACAATCTGTGAGTATACAATCCTTACTGTGAATGAATTCTCATCCAGCTGGAGGGCTCCATTGGAGCCCCAAATTCTCATGCCAGAACTCATTCGCTTAGATCTCCAATTTGGACCCGCTTGACGCCTTCATTGTCCCAAAACCGTAATGATCTATTTGTCATCATTGATCTTCCCTGTCCAGGAACAACCCCATTGATTTCAAACGTGCCATCAAAGAACAGCTTCCAACCAGCCTTACCCGGGTCGTAGTTGTTGGATTGGATGTAGTTGCCGATCTTGGCGTTGGTGATTGATCCGTCCTCCAAGAAGGCCGACCGAATAAAGGTCTGTCCGCCGGTGACGGAGAAAGGCGACACGGGCGTGCCGTTTGCCAGGTTGAGCAGCATGAAGGTATCAGCCCGAACCACGAACTGCGACGACACGCCGGAGGGATCGACTTGCAGCCCGAGACCAAATGATGCCGCGTACTTCTGCCCGCCAGCCGTGGTTTCCATCTTCACCGACCAGAGTGTCGACAGCTTGCCATTAGTGTCGGCAAGCGCTGAAGACGTCTGCTGGATATCAGCCTTGTTTGTGGCTACGCCATCCTTAGCTGTAGCCACTTCTGCGCTGACTTGGGCCACTTGCTGCGCCGAGGCCTGCTTGTTGTTGGCCACGGTGCTTTCCAGAAGCGTCACGTTTGCGGCGTTTTGGTTGACCTTGGCATCCACGGTTGTAAGGCGCTTTGCCGATGCTTCTTCGTTTGAGGCGATGACCTTTTCTTGAGTAGCGATTGCGGCAGTACTGGCCCAGCCTTTCAACGCATCTGCCTTCGCACCGCTGCCACTGTCATCCCGAGTAGCGGCGCGCAGCACATTCAGCGTTGAGCCTTGCGCAGTAACCTTACCGTCAACAGTTTCGATGCTGGTTTTGTTCAGCGCGACCTGCTGCGCCAATGCGCCAACAGAGCCAACCGTCTGCCCCACGTCTAGCCAGTAGGTGGCGTTCGGTGGTGGCTTGTTGGCCGGCACGCTGGCAATGGCCTGATATAACCGCTGGCCCTGGCGCACGGTGTCGCCAGCGACATAGGATTTCGCAGCGTCGTACAGCAGGATGTCGTCAAGCGCGTCGATTTGATCCTGCAGGCCGGGGATTTTGTTTATGTCGCTGAGCAAGTCCTCGCCTAGCTCGGTCTTGCCGATCTTGCCAGCGAGCATATTCAAGATGGCCCCAGCGTCCGAACTGGCCTGACCCATCACACCATTCACCACCGGGTAGAACGGACCTATGTTGCCGGTGCGGTCCACCAGGCGCGCCCAGAAGAACAGCGTTGCGCCTGCCAGCAGCTGCTGCATGCGGTAGTCGGCCTGCGGATACGCCACGTCGGCCAGCTTGGTAGCCGCCGCCAGGTTGTTCGCCGGGCCGTACCACAGCTCGGTTCGCTGGGTGTCTTCTGCACCTGGCGGGAAGCCCCACTTGATGCTGATCCCGAACAGTTCGCTGGTGGTGCGCAGGAACGACACCGCCGGCGGCAAGCCGGTTTTGCCTTGCAGGTTGGTGAGGTTAGAGCTCTTCCAGACTGAGGAGATTTCAAAGGCGCTCACCGAGCGCACGCGGGCCAGGAAGGCGCCCGAGTAGATGCCGGTGACGTCGACGCTGGTCGAACCAGTGCGCTGCACCTTGATCCAGTTGCCGCTGTCCTTGCGCCACTCCACGTCGTACGCGACGGCGCCGGTGACGGCGGGCCACGAGATGTTCATGGTGCTGATCGCCAAACCTTGATCGATCGACACGTTCGAAGTGACAGTGACGCTTGTGGGCGGCGAAACCACGGTGATCGGAATAACGCTGATCGGGCGTTCCTCCAACCGCGCGCCGGTATCTATGTTGCCGAACTTGCTCGGCTCATACTGCAGCGCGCTGATGTCATAGTCGCCTTCAGGCGTGCGCGCCGTCCTCATCACCCTGTAAAGAGGGATCGCCAGGTCGTCAGCGTCGATTGCCCACTGAAGCTGTGCAGCTGGTGCCTCGCTGTAGGCAACGGTCACGGTTACATTGCGGCCGCTCACGCTTTCCACTGTGCGCCCTTCTGCGCGGCCGCCGGGAAGATTTATCACCAGTCGGTCGCCAGCCTTGGCCAGAGTATCGCGGTCCAAGGTGATGACCTTCCCCGCCGCCGCCGCGATGCGCCCACCGATTTCCCGGCCAGCCAGCAGCGAGTCAGCCACGGGAATGATGAAGCCTGGCAGCGGGATTCGGCCTTCCATGCCGGTCCGGAAACTGATGGTGCGGTCTTGATTGTTGCTCAGCACCAGCCATTTAGCTCGGCGCTGGGCCTCGGATGGCCGAGTGCAGCCGATGGCGCTGATTTCCGTCGGTTTGTCGCCCAGGCGGCGCTGGAGCGGCAGGTCTGAATAAACTGTGACGTCTGTGTCGTAATTGTTCAGTGGGTTGTCGTAGCTGACCAGGCAGCGGGTAAAGCGAGTCTTCGCCGATGCGCTGCCGTACGAGATTTTGCCGTCGATGACGTTGGACCGGGTGAAAACGTAGTCAATGTCCTGTGCCCGAGGCATATCAGCCTGCATGACCAGCTGGCCCTGCGCCCAATACGTCATGCCGCGGTAAATACCGGCGATGTCGCGTAACAATGACCAGGCATCGGCCTTGCCCTGGAGGTTCATGTCGCACAGGAAGCGCGGCTCAACGCCATCAGCACCATTTGGCACCAACTGATCGCAGTACTGCGCAATGCGGTACAGCTCCCACTTGTCCACCATCCATGGCTTGATACGGCGGCCCAGGCCGAAACGGTCCTGTGTGCAGATGCCATAGGTGACCCATGCAGGGTTGTTCGTCCAGGCCTCCTTCATAGTGCCGTCCCAGGCGCCGGAGTAGGTGCGGGCCGCCGGGTCGTAGTTGCTCGGAACCTGCCAGCGGCGGGCTTTGCACTTGACCGTAACAGCCGGAATGTTGGTGAACTGCTCGGCGTCAAACTCAACGAACAGCAGTGCGGTGTTCGGGTAGCGCAGCTTGGCATCGATTACTTGGGTGTATCCGGCAATGAACAGGCTGTCTGCGATCTTGTCGGTGTTCTGGTTTGGAGTGATGCGGCGAACGCGGATCAGCCAGCCACTGGTTGCCGGCGGCAGATCAATGCGCAAGGAGCGCTCGTAGCGATCAGTGGTCTTGCCGGTTATGGCTCCTACCAACACTTCCTGATAGGCCCCGCCATCAGTGGCAACGTCGACAGCGTACTGGATGCTGTAACCACCAATATTGCCTTCGTTGTCCTGGCTCGCAAGCCGCGGCGTGGCAAGGCGAATACGTGCCGCCGACAGCTGCAGGTTGGTCAACGACTGAACCCACGGCGTTCCGCTGCGCAGCTCGATATTCAGCGAGGTCTCGTTGTCGACCGATGGGATACCCGGGATGTAGGTCTGCTCGACAGAGCCCGGACGCCAGTCCCACTTCACGTTGGTGAAGTTGTAGTTGCCGCTGGCATCCTGGATTGGGGTGTTGTCGAGGAAGATATCGCGCGCTGTGGGTGTGCCGTCGAATTCACCCTCGCCCACGGCGATCAGGATTTTGGCCACGTTGGTCGAGCGCAGACTGTCGGGTGACTCTACAGGCGACTTTGGCTTGCTCTCGCCACCCTTGGCGCCATGAATATCCAGCTTTTGTGCTGCGCCCATGCTTTCCTCCAGGTAATAAAAAACCGGCTCATGGCCGGCTTGTTTGGTGCGTTGCGCCTACGTTTTGTCTTCGGCGTAAATCGATGCCGAGATGGTTGCGCCACCCCACCGACGCTCACCAATGCAGATCGGGACAGGATTGCCGCTGGCTGTGGTGTTCTTGGCGCTGCCGAACGCGTAGCTCGGCTGATTCTCGGGAGACGCGCTTTGCTTCAAGCCGGCGGCCTGCGGGCTTAGCATCTGGACAACCCCGCCAGCCACAAGCGCGATGCCCGTAGCCAGGGTTGAGCCGCCGGTGACATACGACGCTGCGATCAGCACGACACCAATGATTGTTTGGAGCAGGCCCGCGCGCTTTGCACCCTCTACCACCGGCACGATCCGGATTTCTTTGGTGCCGCCCATGCCGAATTGATCCGGTCCTGCGTTTTTCCGGTTTCGGAAGATGGCGAAGCGCAGACCCAGACGGTCAAGACGGCGGATCTCAGTCTCGAATCCCTCAATGGTTGCCTTCAGCGCCCGGAAAACTTCCCAGGTATCGCCAGAGCCAACCTGCCGGCGATGCACCCGACCGAACTTTTGAGCCAGCGAGCCCGACAGCTTGATAGTGGTCATCGGCGAGTAAACGATGGCGCTCATCGGGCCTCCTTATGTCGAAGAATTAAGCGGGTGCGCTGCAGCCAGGGGCCGCCATAGACGATCACCTCTGACGGCCGGCCATAAAGGTGGTGCAGGACAAACGGCCCGGGGCCGAACACCCCGGAATCTTCACCGGGCAGAGCTGTGTCAGTACCCAGGTAGATCCCCGCATGGTTCGGGTGCGCCGTGCGGCCTACCTCCATCACGACCATGTCGCCGCGCTGAGGGCTGTCGACCCGCTCGAACCCGGCGGCGTCGTAGTTCGCCTCGTACAGGCTGGTGCTGTCTGCACTCTCCCACCAGCCATCGGCCCGCTGGAAGGCTTCAAATTCCAAGCCCCACTCCCGCTGATACCAGTCAGCGCAGACCTGCCAGCAGTCCCAGGCGCCGTGTACGAACGGCCGCTTGAGCAGCGGCGTGCTGCCGGTGGGCGTGATAGTGCGAAGGTCGCCTTCTGGCCATGACAGGATGTGCCAGGGCAAGGCCGTTGCCTCGCACATCGCCAGGTCGCGCGATGACGGCCTGCTGGTGGCGTCCGGGTGCGAGTGGACGATGCCAATCACCTCGCCCTGGTCTTCCGCCGCGGCGTAGTCCTCCGGTTCCAACCTGAACTCTTCGTTCGGCTCGCTGGCGATGTTCCGGCACGGGAAGTACTTCTGCGCCCGCCCTACAGCCAGCAGCAGCCCGCAGCACTCTTTCGGGTACTGCGCCGCCGCATGCGCCTGGATGGCCGCAATGATGTGCTTGCGCATGGTCAGCTCCGGGCAATGAGTGAAACAGCAGGGAAACCCCCGAATGGCAAAGGGTTGCCCTCGCCGAAGCGGGGGATGCAGCCCCTGCCCAGGGTGGCATCGCACACGTCCAGTTCAGGGTTGTCGGTAACGACCCCGTCCTTGGTGACGTAGGGGCCGGTGTAGCCACAATTCGGGCCTCGGTAGCCGCCGGTGAGGCACCAGTGACACAGCGTGGTCATCTGCCGGCCGATGGTTTCGCCGCCTACGTCGCCTGGGCTGGCCAAGTCCCAGCTGACCGACTCGCCGTCCTCGTTGGTCTTCTGGTCGACATACCAGACCTCAATCGATTCCTGGGTGGGGTCGGCTGTGGGATTGCCGCCTTCGAAGTTCGCTGCGTCGAGAAACTCGGCCAGCGTGTTGCGGATGGTCAGCTTGAACTCAAGCAGATCCTCGAAGGCCAGGCAAAGCGCGGTGATTCGCCCGTTGACGTTGCCGACCGAAAGCTTGGGTCGTACCGCCGTACCGTCGCCGTTCGCCTCGCTGCCCTCATACTGCATCGGCCAGGCGCCGTACTCTTCGCCATTCCACCAGATCGATTTGGCCGGCAGCTGGTCGGCGTCGGGCCCGGCAGCCAGTAACTCGGCAGGCGTGTGCGGGATAGCGTGTCCATGGAAGCGCAGGACGTCGGCGCCGTAATCGGAGCCGTCGAGTTCAAACAGCATGATTTCGTTGCCAGGCTCAAGAGCCTGGATAGCATTGATCAGCGACATGGATTGACCTTTACGGTTGGAAAGCGCGCTCGAACGTCGCTGTCACTTTGAATACGCCCCCGCCCATTGGCGTAGGGGTTGGGTTCTTGCAGGTGAACAGGCCGAGTTGGCCAAGTGGCGTGGTCCACAGGAAGGCCTTGGCGCCCTTGTGGCGGTCGAAGAAGGCCATCATGGCCATGGCCGTCGACGTGTTGCCCGTGTGGGTGATCGGGTAGGCATCTACCTTGTTGTTGATCCCATCCCCGACCTGTTGCTTGTAGCCGTCCCCGAACTGGGAGGTGCGTACCCGATACGTGATATTGGGCGCCTCCCCGTGCTGGGTGGGCCAAGTGAATGTCTCGATCGCCATGAAGGCTCCGGGTAGAATGATTTTTTTGACCAAGGAAATGGGTAATTACATGAAAATGAAACTGGCAGAAGTAAGCGTCTACGAAGACACTCCGGGCGTTGGGAAAACCAGCATCGGCGGGAGTGTAAAAATTTCGCTGAAGATGGCAGAGGGGCAGGCCGGTGGAACTTTCGGCGTAACTTTCGAGCACGAAGGCGCCCAAGATCTGACCTATCGCCAGCTTGAGCAACTTGTCCTTGATAAGGTCCGGTCATCCCTGACCGAAATTTACGGCCAATCATTGCCGCTGTTTATCTCCCGTTGATCACGCGCCACGTTGCGCCCCCGCTGGGGCTCAACGTTCTGCGTTCATTTGCTGCGATCTCACCCCGGATCATCGCGAGGAACTGAGGGGCCAGCTTCTGGCCCATTGCTGTGTCTGCAGTCGCATCGCCAGATCCATCTCGATTGATGTTGATGGTGACCTCCATCTTCGACTCGGTGTTGCCGCCGCCTCCCCCGTTGCCACCACCGCCACTCAGCGCCCGAACCCCAAGCTCGCCGCCCGCCGTCCTAGTCAGCGGCATAATCGCCTCTGGCCCGGCTTCGGCGAAGATCCCCGCACCCTTGGCGAATGCGAACATCTGCGGCTTGTCGTGCACCTGGTTGCTGAAGCTGGAAAGGCTTGGCGAGTCGTAAACGCCGCCCTTGGCATTGGCGGTGATGGCGCTGCCGATGCTGGAGCCGAAGCTGCCAGCGCCGGCCGCCGCGCCACCACCGAAATATGCCCCCAAGGCACTGCCGGCCAGGCTGGAAAAAATGCTGGACGCCGCTTGCCGAGTAGCGATGCGCGCCATGTCCGCCAGGATCGACTTGGTGAAGTCGGAAAACGAAAGTTTGCCGGTGATGGCAAAATTCGCGACCGCGTCTTCCATGCTTGAAAAAGCATTCGTGAACAGGCTCTTGGTCTGGCCAGCCACATCGTTGGCAGACTGCAGGTAGTTCTGGAAAGCCGAGGAGGCCCCGCTACGCCAATCACCTTGGGCCTCCGACATCTGGTCGTAGTTGTCGACCACCGTGGCGCGGTACTTCCTTTCCGCATCTTCAAGGCTGGTCAGGTCGCGCATGTAGTCCTCCTGACTGTACTTGTCAGGCGCTGTCTTGCGCCGATCCAGCAGCTTGGCCCGCTCGTCGTTGAACTTGTCCGTGGTTGCGTCGAGGCTCGCTTGCAGTGCTGCTTGCCGGTCGCCCAGGCCCAGCCCGTTTGCTGCGCGGGAGCCAGCGGCTTCCAGTGCGGCTCGCTGACGTTCCAGCTGGTTGACGTACGCCTCTGAGGCGGCCGTCAGCTGCTCCAGGCGCCCCTTCTCGTTTGTGGCGATGACCGTCAGCTGGCTGTCTGCGTCCTTCTGCGCCTTGACCATCCCTGCGCGCGCGTCAGCGATCTTCTGGTCCAGCTGGATGCTCTGAGCCGCCGTTGTGCCTTTCTTGGCCTTGGCCGCTTCCAGTGCATCGATCTCAGCCTGGTACGCGGACGTCACATCGTCTTTTTCCTGGTTGATCAGGGCCGAGCGTTGCTTGGCATAGTCGGACAGCGATACCACGCCGGCCTTCTGTTGGGCCTCCAGTTCCTTCTGGGCATTCCGGTATTCATTGACGATGTCGGAAAGGTTGTTTTTGGCGTTGCTGAAGCTGGCTAGGTCGACTTGGGTGGATGCAGCCTTCGGATCTTTGTTTTTCTCATCGAGCCCCTTCAACAGCTTGTCGTAAGCGCCTCCGGAAAACTTTGCGCCGTCGTAAATAACGCCATCAAGCAGCGGCGTTTTCTGGCCGGTCTTTTCAGCGTTCTCGTATAGCGCCCTGAACTGATCATTGAGTTTCTTAAGGCCGGCCTGACGCTTGGCCAGCGGGTTTACGTCATCAAGTTGAGCATCCAGCGCCTTTTGGGCGTCAATGGCTTTCTGGTTTGCATCGGTATTCTCGCCGGTAACGATTGTCAGGTTGGCGCTGGCTGCCTGCCTGGCCTTCAGGCTCGCGAGTTTCTTCTCCAGCGCCTCAGTGGAGTCGTCATGCTCGCCGGTACCCAAGCCTAGCGCAGTATTGAGCGAGCTCAGCCCGTTGGAGACTGCGCCGGCGAATCCGCCACCCTTGCGGGTATCCAGCACGCGCTGGGCAATCTCGATCTGCTTTGCGAGGTCTGGAAAAGCTTCCGACCTAATATATGAGTAAGCGCGTTTCGTAGCTTCCCCGACGTCGTCCCAGTCTCGCTCAATATCGGATAGAGACCCGCGATAGGCCTTGAGTCGCTCTAACGCCGCCTCATTCAAATTGCCACTCAGGACATCAAGCGCGCGCTGATGATCGCCCTGGTCATCAATCCCCTTGATCACCTGGTACTGATCGAGGGTCAGTAGACCATACTGGCTGCTGATTTTGCCCGCGGCCTCCGTAGCCGTATCCCCAGCAGTGGCGAATGACTTTGCGAGCTCACCAGCCCCCTGCCCTGTGATCTCGCTGATCGCCGCCGCAGCCTCAGCCAGGTTTCGCATCTGCGTGCCGCTTGTGGCGGCCCCCGATGCAAGCGACACAACGGCCTCTCGCGCACCAGACAGGTTCCCCGTGACACGCCCAGCGCCGTCGGCCATATCCTTCAAGCTGGCGATTGTCTGACCGGCGCCGTTGGTGCCTCCATTGATAGCGGCATTGAACTCACGCGCCTGCTTCATCGCATCAAGATATGCGTATGCGAGTGACCCGATTATTGCAACGAGCAATCCGGCAGGAATGATCATGCCAGCAAGACTTTTCGCGGATTCTCCCGCTCCAGCGCCCAACTGAGCGATTGCACGAGCCCCACTCCCTAGGTCGCCCGATTGCAGGGCGTTGGCGAGCTGCATCACGTTCTCTTGAGCCTGGCGAGTGCCAAGCTTCAACTTGTCGAACGCGGTCTCCGTCGCGGTCAGCCCAGCACGGTCCTTGCCGATCTTTGCCAAGGCTTCGTTATAGCGATTTGCGTCAGTCTCGCCTAGCTTATGAAGCTCGTTGAGGGCTCGCTCACGCTCTTCAAGCTTCGCCAGCTTGGAGGTTAAGGGGTCGATTCCATTCACGGTGCGCTTTAGCGCTTCGATCCGTCGGCCCTCAACCTCTATCAGGCGCTGCTTCTGCGCCAGTTCTTTGGCTTCAGCCTTTTCAAGCCTGTCGTGAGCATTCCCCAACTGATCCTGATACTTGACCTGATCCTCAACTGTTACCAGACCACCTTTCTTGGCGCGCTCGAGCAGCCCTTCAGCCTGGATCAGCGATTCCATGCTGGTAATGTTGCTGGTCATTGCCTTGTCGAGCTGGCTGATGACATTAATCTCAGCCACAGCGCTGTCGGCTGCTTTGCGGCTTGCACCAGATTTGCGGTCTATCGCTGCAGTGGACTTGTCGACGCCCTGGGTCACCTCACTTTCAGCTTGTGTGATCTTCTTGCCGGTGTTGGCCAGGCCATCGCCGGCTTTTCCCAGATCGACTATCGCCTTCTCCGCGCCTTCTGCCGAGTCGACCAACTTGTCCAGATCGCCAGCAGCATTCACCGCCTCCGATGAATTTACGGCAATGCCCAAGGACGTGAAGTTGGTGCTCATTGTTTTTCTCCGGGCAATAAAAAACCCGCCGAAGCGGGCTTGTGAAGGTGTCTGTTTAGTGCTGATTAAAATATCCGAAAGCCACAACAGCTATTCCCAACAACAAAACGAGAATAGTTCGGTGGCTTCTCATAGGCCCATACACAGCGTCGTGCGCAGCCTTTGCTTCAGCGTCAGTGATTGGCGTCAAATCGCTTCCGCAGTGCTTGCACTTGGATGCCTGCATTTTTACAAACTCTGAGCAGCTAGGGCAGGTCCTCTCCCCGCTAGAGTTAACAAGAAGCCCATTTTTAATAGACGATGATTTTTCCGGGGATGGCTTGATTATTAGGTAAATGACCAATCCAAGAACAGGAAAGAAAACCCCCACCAAAAACCCTTCGAAAGCCGACCTGTTCTTCGCGTTTGCCGCCACGGCCGTGAGTCCGGCAACAATGAGCCAACCCAAAACGATAACCTGTGACATATCAACTTCTCCTTAGATACTTAGAAGCTGCTCGGCTGCACGGATATCGACCCACCGCCAGCAGGGAGGAAAACCCTGAATTTCTTTTGCTGGCCCTGCTTCAAAACCACTGACGTTTCCATTCGCTCGGGGTTCGCTGCGCAAAGTGCTGAACCATCCAATGCGGCGCCTAACAACCACTCACCGGAAGGGACCTGGAAGACAGCCTTCTCGCCGGTGTCCAGCTTTGCCACGGGAGCACCATCTAGAAAGATGGTCGCGAAGCAACCGCCGCCGAGAAACCCTGTGTCTCTCGTCACGATTAGCGAACTACCGCCAGGCACTGGCTTTTGGTAGCCGCTTACTCTTTCGGATGGCGCTGGGCGCGCCTTGTCGGACGGAACTGGAGAAGTTGCACAGCCAGCCAGCAAAGCTACCGCCAGCGCACCTACGAATAATTTCATATCGTTCCCTCGTTGATATATCGCGAGACTTTATCATCAACGAGAGAGCAACACGAAAGCACCGCATGGGCGGGGTTCTTCGGGTTCGTGGGAAGCTTTGGCCGGTATCCAGACAAGCCAAAAAGCAAAATGCCCGGCGCGGGCCGGGCTTCAAAGTGCTGCTCTGAATATTACAGAGCACGAAGTTCCGTGAGCGCGCGAGCAATGCAGTATGGAATCACCGCACAGGTAAGCCCCATCGCTGCGGCAGCAGCTTCTTGCGGCGCACTGGTTGCCGCGTACATTCCACCGAAGCCCACAACAGCACCGATCAACGACATGAAAATGGTGAAGCCCCACATAAACTTAGCCAACTTGATTCCCTTCGTTCGGTAATTTTATCTCGCTCACCACATAGGTGGAGCCGCTCATTCACCGTGGAATCTACAGTTGCAGCTAGGCGAGGTCAATTTGACATCACCCATCCCACGATCCTGTCCAGGCATCCAGCGTGGATGGAATTCCAGTAACAAACCTGAGTCGTGTCGTAGTAGCTTTATGCCTTACAAATGGAGTCCGTCATGGATAGCAAGGAAAACTGGTCACAGGCTTTTCTGGACGCGTTGGAAAAAACCGATATCGGCAAAAAACTCACGGTGAACTTCCGTGGCCTTCCAGTCCCCGTTGACGTTAAGTACACCCTTGCTGGAGGTTGGATAATTGAACAACATCTCATTCCCGGAATGGCGCTAGAAATTACCAAGGGCGACCCCGGGACCATAGTGGGAATCGAAATAACCCTCCAGCCGCACAAGCCGCTGGAATAGCTACTTACAAAAGGATTCCCCAGTTCTTCGCCTGCAAGCCCAAGGACTGGGATTGCGCCAATTTCGGCGCATTTATGACCTGGAGGTCAATGTGAGCAACCCTGAAATGAACCCGCTGGACGCTGCGCTGAATCAGATCAATAACACTCTGCTAGCGCTCAGTCACTTCGCTGCACAGCTTGATTCGAAAATGCTTGAGGCCTATCTGGGGGCGGCTGTGCTTGCTTCTCGAGAGCAGGGCAGCGGTGACAATATCGTTTATGAAATCTACAAAAAAGCGCTTCCAGGAAGACCATTGCCAACAACGCTTTCTTCCGAAGAGTTCGCTAAGAAAGTGAAAGAATCTAAGTCTTAATCTCGGTTTGATTGATTGTCGCCTTTTCTACCGTGGCAACGGATAGAAAAAGGCGGCCATCTTTACTGAGTATCCACAATGGCTTGCCATTCTTATCTTTTGCAGCACTTGCAACATAATCGGTCATCGATGACTCCAGCGGCTGAGCCGCGTCAGATGGTTGGTTGTGCATCTTTGTGCCTGAGGATCAGGCGCCCCTCACACTCTCCCGCTGTTCCGCCATCACCTGCAGGGCTTCAGCCTCCATCCGCCGGAAGTCGCTGAAAATGGTTAGTCGCTGGCTGATCGGTACGCCACACATCCGAATCACACCGGAGAGAACGCTGTAGTCCATGCCTGTAGCGCCGCACGCGCCTGTGCGCCACTGGGTGCTCATGGCTTCGAAGACTTTGAAGACTTCCCAGTTGTCCGGCCAGATGCCGACTTCGGTGGCGTAGTCGTCCGCAGTGAAGCCGAAGGCATCCGTGCCCTCTAGCGTTGGCTCATAGAGCGCACGTGCAGCGCTTAGGAGTTTCCCAGGCGGGCCTCATTGAAAGCTTCGGCGTAGGCATTCAGCACGGCCTTGGGAGCCGAGTTGATCGAGTTGACAAGGATTCGCACGTTTTCAGGCGTAAACTTTTCCTCGATATCCCAGCCGAGGACGACATCGAGTAGTTGATCGGCTTGCAGATCGATCTGAGCAGCAGTGAACGCCTTGAGGTCCATGTCCCCTACCTGCTTGCTCAGCTCGTCGTGCCGCTCGTTCCAGCCTGTGTAAAGCTCGGCGAGCGCGGTGCGGTCCAGGTACTTGAACTCGAACTCAACTTTTTCAGCGCTGTAGCCAGCCCGCTGAATCATCACCGGTGCCTTGAAGGTTGGCTTCTGGATCAATTTGAACTTGGCCATGAGCCCTTCCTTTACGACGCGTAGCGAATGAATTTGGCGACGACCGCAAACACTGCGGTCACGGTCATGATGTTGTTCTTGTTGAGGGACGGCACGTTATCGAACGACGCGTAGGCGTTGTAAACGATGCAGCCGCCAGCAGCGAGGTTGACCTTAACGGCGCGAGGCTTTTTGTCGTCATCGGCTTCAATCAACACGTCGTTGTGCGGCAAATCCGGATCGTCCGCCAAGGTCAGCGTGAAGGAGATCGCAGATTTGGTCGTCGGGATCTGGTGCTCGTCATCCTCTTCCAGAAAGGAGTACGTTGCGTTCTGCTGATCACCGCCGGACTTCGCGGATTCAGTCACCTGGCTGACGGGCACCCAGTCCGTGATCTTGCGCACTGACCCAGCGCCGCCGCCCACGACATAGCGCGCAACGTTGAGCGTGTTTGCCTTTTCAAGGACAAACGCGTCAGCGGTAGCGGTTTTCACACGCAGGACGCGATTGTTCAGTCGGGCCCAGCCAGACGTCACCTCGACAAAATCGCCAGCCTTAAGGCCGTGAGCCGCCGCCGACACGGACGCTTCGAGAGCATTGGTGATGCCGGTGATGACAATTGGATTGCCGTAGCCGGATGCGACCACGACGGTAGAGCCATTCGGCAGAAAGACGGCCATGGGTTTTTCCTCTTTTCAGAAATGATAAAACCCGCACAGAGGCGGGTTTCGGGGTATGCCCAACGGGCGTATTCAGGTTGCGATGTCAGCTCGGTACTCGAGCGACACCGGCACGGTGTATGTCGGCGGGTCTGTGATGCCTGGGCCAAGGTCGACAGGCGACATGGTTACCACGGTAACGCCTGCCTTGGTGTCTCGCGCATATAGCGGGAATAGTGCAGTCAGCTCAGCCACAAGTGGGTTCGTCTTTGTTTTGCCGGTATTGGCCGGAGCCACAATGCTGACCTGGTAGACGCCGATGAATGCGCGGTGGTCCCCAGCAAGGGTGCTGCTGGCTGTATCGCCTGGGAGCATGAACCCCCGTAGATAAGTCTCGCCGTCTGCCCGCTCATACTGAATGTTCTCGAACACAATCTTGATCGGCTCAGCCCGGGCCTTGCTCCAGGCAATCAGCTTGGCCTCGTAAATGGACGCGATAATGGCGTGGCTCATACCTGGTTGTTCCTTGTGGCTTCGTCGACGATCTGCTGGAAGCGGGCCAGAGTGATTCGTACCATGCCGCTGGGTGCTTGGGTCGAGTGCCCGTACTCAAGCGGGATTGCGTAGGGCAAGTTGTTCACGATATAGGCAGTTTGTCCTGCTGTGAGCGACTCCACCTGCAGCTTGAGCTTGGCCAGCGTTACACCGCCGGCCGGGTCGACCTGGTCAAGAGTGCCTTCCGCTGGCGTTCCGATAGAAAACTGCCAGTTCCCGCGGAACCGTCCGCCGACGTAGTCCCTGCCAGCGACCAAGCCGTTCACATTGAAGTTCTGGTCGCGCTCGGTCTTGGTCAGTGGCTTGGCGTATTTCACGCCGCGCCGCAGCTTGCCTGCTTTGGTGAAGTTTGATTCATTGAGGTTGATGATCGTGTTGCGCACGGCGACCTTGAAGTCATAGTCATCGGCCGCCCGGGTGTTCGCCTGGCGGTGCGCAACGTTCGCTGCCCAGATCTCCGGATTGCCCACCGGTGACATGCGAATGACGCTGCTGCCGATCTCGATAACGATCTCTCGAATGGTTGCGTCGATACCAGCCTGGGCGCGCTGGGCGAAATCACGGATGTTCTCGGCAAAGCTGCCGTTTATGCTCGCGTATTTGTTCGCCATGTCATTTCCTTAGCTGCGCCGTCCAAGTTGCATCAGCTGGGTCGGCGGACACGTTCATCACCCGCAATCCATTGACGATATCGCCAATGGCCGGGGCAGCCGGTACCACCGTCGGAACGCCGGCCTCTGACACGAATAGCTCGTTTTGTAGCACCAGCAGCTTCTTGTCGGTGGTCTGGATCAGGGAGCCGTCGATTTCCTTGGACAGGTAGCTGCCCAGAACGCCGCGCCCCGAGTACTTCACGGTGGTCTCAGGCGTTTCGCCGCCCAGATCGGGGTCATACTCGCCAGCGACCTTGCGCACGCCTGTCACCGGCTTGACCGCATCAGCCAGGCCATCGGGATCGTCGAACGCCTCGGCCAATTCGGCCTGGATCTCTTCACGCATGCCCACGGTCAGATCCTCTTCAGCAACATCACGCCGGATCGCTTGATCCACGGCTCCAGCAAGGCCAGGGCGAAGTTCACGCCCGCCGACTGATCGGTAGAGCCCGCCACGTAGGTCTTGCTCACCGATGTGCCGGACTGAGCCGAGACCGTCTTGCTCTGCACTTCCTTCTGCGTGGCCGTGTACAACTTGCCCGCCGCCGCCTCTTTGGCAACCTGGGCGCCGGCTGTTTTGATCTCGGCCGGAACCGGATCGGGAACAGCCCGCTTAATCTTGGCCGTGAGCCAGGCATTGGCCATGGTCACAGCAAGGACCGGATCACCGGTGCCAGCCCAGTCAGGACCCAGCGAGGCATCAACATCGGCAACGGTGATGAAGTCGGTCATGTGCTTGTCCTTATTCCGCTGGCACCAGGGCCTGCAGGTCTTCTTTCTTGGCGGCCGGGTCAAAGGCAATGCCCTTCTCGATCAGCCATTCTTTCAGCTCGGGGACCTTCATTTTCAGAGGGTCGGTTTCTTTGTGCTCTGGCTCCTTGCCGTCGGACACCTTGATGCCGGCGGCCTGGTAAGCATCGAAGATATCCGGTGCATCGCCATCAACGACCACCTCGGTCGCGGAGCCGATGACGCCGAAAAACTCGCTCAGCAGGCGGTAGCACACACCGCGCTCTTTGCCCGGCTTGTCCGTGTAGATCACTTTCATGAGTCACCTCAAAAGCATCCCGGCGCCATACGGGCGCCAGGCTGTGTGGGCCGAATTACGGCGTGGTGGTACCGCTGATCACAGCGGCGAACGGAACCTGCTTGCGGCTGAACACACGCTGCCAGTTCGCAGCGGCTGCGTACTGGGTCGCGGTTGGGCTGAGGTTCTGAGCTTCGGAACCCTTCCAGCTGAAACCCGCGGGCTGAAGGATGTAGGTCTTCCGCTCCCACAGCACCTCGGCACCACCGCCGTTACCGCCGCCTGGCTTACGCTCCAGCTCTACCGGCACCTTAGGAGTGCCTTCGCCGTAGCCGAAAGCGCCCTGGCCGAAGAACACGGACAGGTACTTGCCCGCGCCATACACCAGAGCGTCATCCATGAACACTGGCTTGCCGAGGTAGGTGGCCAGGATGATCTTGCCGTCGGAGTCGCGCAGGTACTCGATGAGGTCCTGCTTGACCATATGGTTCATCACCACGGAGTGCACGCCGATCGCGCCGAACTGGTCAGCGGCATCGCCGGCGGTGAACGCAGCATCCTGGAAGGCATTCGCACTGATTGTCGCGCCCGCGTCGATGACCATGTCACCGCCGTTGTTCGCGATGTTCGAGGCGATGATGCCGCGAGCCGCGCCCAGGGTGTAACGCTGCCACTGGCGGGTCCAGTAGGTGCCGAATCGGTTCCTGATTTGCTGCTGAGGCTCAGTGTTGGCCAGCTCAGCAGTCAGGTCGGTTACGCCGTAGCCTTTGTTGAGGTACAGGACGCGGGCACGCATGCTGTCCTGGGTGACTTTGCCAACTTCGCCCTGGTCGTTCGGGTCATCGTTGCTGATGTTTGGCGCCTCATCAGCGTTGAGATCTTGCCAGTAGCTGATCTCGGCGGTGCCCTGGCTGCCGGAAGCGATCGCATCCAGCACAGGCGAGCGGGTCACAATACCCGACTCGTAAACAGCGGTCTTTTCCGGGCTGTTAACCGGCGCCAGCGAGGCGTAGTAGTCGCCGACGAAGATGTCGGTCAGCTGGGTAGTTGCCATGGATTAGGTTCCTTTGGTGGCCTGGATTTTCTTGAAGAGCTCGGGGTTGTCACGGGCGATCGCAGCGCGCTCGGTTTCCGTGTACTCACCCCACTTTTTCGTGGCCTTGCCACCGTTGTCGCCGGTCTGCCCGGCACCCTGAGCCCTTGGCCACAGGTGTGTTGCTGTTTCACGCAGAGATTCCGCCCATTCGAGCGGCGACAGTGGGGTTTTCCCGTCCTTCCCGTAAACGACCTCGCCGTCACGGTCGGTGGCAATCGCCTCGCCGTCTTCACTGAGTTTGAAAGTGCCCCGGGCGCGCAGGATGATGTCCTCGGCCGCCTCGGGGAGCGCGCCGGCCTTGATGGCAGCGGCGCGGATTGAATCAGCCAGCACCTTGTCGCTGTACTTCGCAGCGAAGGCTTCGGCCTTGTCGGCGCGGCCCTTCTCAGCAGCCAGTTTGGCGTCGTAGTCGGTGCGCAGGCGCTCGGTGCGTTTGGTGATGACCTCGTCGAGCTTGCCCTCAGCCAGCAGGCGGGTTTCTTCGTCCTGGCCGACCTTGGTGAGCAGGGCCTTCACCGCATTGATGTCCAGGCCCTCGAACTGGGTTTTGAAGCCATCCAGTTCAGTTTTGGTGGTCCGGAGCGAGCCAAGTAGCTCGGTGTTTTTGTTCTTGAGGCCCAGGGTTGCAGCCTCAACGGCAGCAGCAATGGCGGTCTGAACTGCCGGGTCTTCAAGATCAATCTGGTTTTCGTCTGCCACTTGGTACACCCCTTGGGTTTGGTCGGCCCGCTTTGCAGGCATAAAAAAACCCCGGCATGGCCGAGGTCTATGTAATCGTTCGGGGGCGCTTTTTTCATCAGCGCCCTGTGCTATCTCAATGATGTTTGGCTTCCATCTGGCGCAATGACCGGCCACTCGCCGGACTTGATAGACGCTTGAATCTCGGAAATCACCGGCTCACTCAGTTCGAATCCTCTACCGCAGTGAAAGCCCACTGATGTCTTGATTCTGAGCCCAAGACCACTCAGATCTCCTTTAAATTTGTTGGATACAGCTCGCGAAAAAGACAAAACTTCCACTGACCCGGCCACATAAATCCTATGAGCCTGCCTGTGTTCCACAAAGCCACTCAGCCCTTCTGTATGAGAAGACAGGAAAAAAGCAATATCCATGCTTTCTTCGGGATTTTTTATTCGCTCAATCCAAACTTGGAGCACTTGCGCTCGCGGCCGCCCCATACTTACAAGATCGAAGCCTATTAAATGAGTCTGCCCCATTTGATTGACGGTGAAATTCTCAATATTTTCCTTGAGTGTCGATCGAGTGGCGTAAAGCGCAGTAGCCGCCGCAACTGCTGTAAAGAAGCCTGACACCCAATCACCGAGACTTCCCCATGCGGGCACGAATTTAATTGTCGATTGAGGATTAAGGTTGATACCCGCGGTGAGGCCAAGCAACCCGCACAGCGCACACAGTGCTAAGACCACCGCAATTAGAATCCACTTCATAAAACGCTCCTATTGAGGGCGCTTTATAACAGGCAAAACGACGCACCGCCACGCAAGGCCGGGGCTCAAACTACTGAAAGACCGCGCATTACTAGGTAATCGGCGAACTGCGTCCTGCTCGGCGCGTATGGCGGCGGACGCATGCGCAGACCGGGCGTATCGCGGTTAAGTCGGGTCCGCTTGCCATTCGGCTCAGTGCAGTGCGTCGGCTCCTTGATCTGGAACCCCTTCTCGGAGGCGTACATCTCGACCGCCAGCCGCACCTGGCCCCATTCAAGTTCAAAGGGCACGAACGTCTCGGACAACGTCTGGTATTCGATCTTGCAGTCACGCCGGGGCCAGGCCATTGCCTGTTCAGGATTTGCTTTGCGCCCTTTCCACTGGCGACCGTTGATGTCGGCTGCGGCGTGCAACAGCAGTTCGACCTGGTCAGCCTCTGCTTCAGGTATCCGGAACCCGTAGTAGTCGCGGTAGAAGGTCAGCTTCTCCAGCGGTACGAAGCTATTCGCGTCTGGCCTGCCCTTCCCGTCCTCAACGATGATCTGCATGTGCTATCTCAACTTGGTTGAGCGCCGAGTGTAACGCCTGCTCGTGTGAACATGTCAGGCTCTGCTTCCTTCAGCTGCGCCAGCGTCAGCGGCTTGAACGACTTGTCGAGCTGCAGCTTCGCGAACTTCTCCGGCGTCAGCCCGCCATCGCGGAACAACTTGCCTCGGACCGGCCCGAGGGCGTGATCCTGGAAGCTCGCCGGTTGCGTCGCCAGCCACTCGTAATAATTCAGGCCTGCGTCGACCTGGGCACCACCGTTATCGCCCACCGAGGCGCGTGTGGCGTCCCTGGCGAACATCTCCGAAAGCCTGGTGGTCGGCACGGTGGTTGACCGGCAGTTGATGTGCGCCGGCGGCAGCGGACCTTTACCCAGGTCGAAACGCATCCCATCCAGGCCCTTGCACTGCTGAGAGGTCTTGCGATCGAGCGTCGACACCCAGCGATAGCCCAGCACTACGTCGCTATTGGCCTTCAGCGTCTCCATTCGTGCCGTGGTAGCCACATGCTGGATTGCCGTCTGCACCACGGCTGCAGCATTGCGGTTGCTCACCGCCAGGACGCCGTCAGTGAAGTTCTGCGCCGCGGTGCCGCGAATCGCCTGGATGATCTGAGCATTGGTCTGGCCCTGACCGAAGCCAAGCCGGATCGTGTTCGTCACACGCATTGTCTCGGTCCGTGTCCAGCCGCTGACAAAGCTCTTCAGCAGCTTTCCACCGTCGATACCTTTCACCTGCAGCGGATAAGAGAATACCGCCGCGCGGATCACCGCGTTGGTCGGCACCACCGCGTCGATGGAGAGCGCATTGCTGAGGCTTTTGGCCTCAAAACTCGACTCGTAAAGCGCGATGTCGACCAGATCAGCCTGCACCAGATCACCGTAGGCCTTGTAGATCTCCAGCAGCTTGCCGTCCACCCGGGCCAGGAACTGCTCAAGGCGGTCCCGGCTGTAGGTGGTCAGCTCCTTGCGGGTGAGTTGCTCCCGCACCAGCTTGTCGATCTGGCGCAGGTACTTCTCGAACTTCTTGACCTCGCCGGCCTTAAGCCGCTCCAGCATTACCGAGTGGCGGGTCGTCTGCTCCAGCAGTTGGCTGTCCGCCTGCGCCAGGCTTGTCGTTGGCATCGTCGTTGTCCAGGTTGATGCCGGCCGACTCGCGCTCATCGCTGATCAGGTCGGCCTCTTCTTCGTATGGGCGGTCCGGCAGCTTGCCGGTGGTGAGGTACTGCCAGTAGGTGTCGGCGCTGAGCGTGCCGGCCATCACGCCCTTGAGCAGTTCGGCGAGCACCTGGGCATCAACCACGGGGGTGACGAACTCAGGGTTCACCTTGAACTTGACCTGCTTGGGGTCGTAGCCCTTCCACTCGGCGGCGTATCGCAGGCCCTGCTCCACCGCCTCGGCCACCGTGATGACGATGCTGTGCAGTGTGGCGTGCTGGTCGTTCTGACGCGTCTTGCGCGCCTCACCCGACTCTGTGCCGGCTACATCCATGACCTTGGCACCGGCCTCAAGCGCCGCGTTCTTCTGGTCATCCATGGCTTTGCGGTTGGCTTCAATGCCGGTGCCCTTGAATTCAAGGTATTCAGCCTTTCCGTTCGGCCCAAGATCCCAGGCAGCGGATGGACCGGTTACGCTCAACTCCACCGCCTCATCCAAACCCGACACCCACGGCTGCGGATGACTGGTCTGATGCAGAGAACTGAAGTAGTCAGCGCTGATCTGGTAGGACTTCAATGCGGCGCGAGCCATGGTCAGCAGCGGCACCTCGTCGACGTCTGGCGAGTTGTCGGTCGAGCCGCAGTAGATCACCGGCAAGTACGACAGGCCTTTAACCAGGCGGTTGTCAGTTCCTGTTGTGCCCAGCGGCCTTTCGTCCTCGACCAGCTCACCGCCTTCATTCCGCACAGCGGTATAGCAGACCTCGTTGAGCATGAAAAACTCACGGAAAACGGTGTCGCAGTCATGGCTGTAGCGATCGCCGCCCTTCTTGCGGAACTCGCGGAATACAGAAAGCACCAGGTCCTGCCGGCCGCCTTGATCGGCGGTGTCCCAGTTGATCGCGTTGCGTGTGGCGTACGTCGAGAAGTACGGCTCGCCGCGGTCATCGATGTTCACCACCAGCGGCACCCGACCATGGGAAATGGCCTGGCGCACCATGCGGAAGAACAACTGCTTCAGGCCGAAGCCGTCTGCCGTCGCGTTGTCTTCCAGCCCCTTCAGTCCGCCGGGCAGCTCGATCTCCGGAATCAAACGGGAAACCAGGCCCATCATCGACCGGAGCGAGTCGCGCACCCAGTGTTCGTACTGGGCACGGCCGGTGTAGTTCTGGTACAGGTACTTGTTACCGGCGGCGTCGATCTTCTCGGCCTCAACCATGCCGCTCGGCTTGGGCAGGTTGCGCTCGTTTCGCTTCACGGCGCACTCACCCTCGAGCGCGTCGTCCATCATCTCCCACTCCTCGATGTGCGCGTCATAGTCGGGGTTTGTCGATTGCACTGGCATCAGGCCAAGCCTCCAATTCGGCGTGTTCCGCCTGTGCGTGTTTTGATCGGGTAGCGCTTGGCAATGAAGTAGCCCGGGGCGTCCACCAAGTGGTCATAACCGGCCTTCTTGTCAGGCTCACCCTTGTCCGTGTAGATCTGCCGTTCCAAGCACTGCGTGTATTTCGGGCATTGGTCGACGTTGACCAGGTAACGGTGCTCGCCATACGTGTTGGCAAACATCGCGCACATGGCGTTGACCCGGTCTTTTACTGCCGGGTTAGTCGTGTCCACCACTACGGTGAAACCGGCCTTCCTGAGCAGTGACAGGTCAGACTCGCTCGCGCTCTTGCTGCTTGTGTTCTGCCCACTGGCGTCTGGGTAGATCGCAATGCTGTGATCAGGGAAGCGAAGCTTGATCTTTTCGATCATCTCCGGCGTGTCGCGCACCTCGGAGAACTCGCTGAGGGCCAATGGCAGATCGTCGCGGATGACATGCACCACTGCGGCCATCTTCATGACGTTAAAGTCCATGCCGATGTGCAGCGCCTCGCCGCGTTTGATCGTCTCGCTGGTTCGGTTCGCCTCACGATTGAACGTGTAGTAGACGACGCCCTGGTAGTTCTCGAAGCTGGCCTCGTATTCTTGCCGGAAGGTCCGAGGATCCATCTTGCGGCGGGCGGCTTCCAGCTCTTCGGCCGGAACGTTTCCGCCGTCGAGCGAGGTGTACAGCCAACTCTTGTGATCGGGCTCATGGCCTGGTCGGCCATCGAGGAACGTGTCGTAGCAGTGATTGAACCCCTTCGGCGTGCCGATGCGTAACGCATGGCCACCCTTACGCATGCCGATGCCCGGTATCGAGTATTGGCAGGTCGAAAGCATCGGGCGCAGGACCTCTTCCCACGCCTCCCATGGACAGTCAGCCCACTCATCCACTAGGACGAAGAACAGGCCAGAACCCCGCAGGTTGTCGTAGTTGTCGAGCCCCACCACCCGCATGACGTGGCCGGACTTGAGCGTGATCGAACATTCCGTCTCGTTCGGGCGGTGTGCACGCCATGCTTCGGGGATAGCCTGCTTCAGGCGCCGCCAAAACACGCGCTTGGCCTGTTTGAAGGTCGGCGCGCCATACCAGATCTCATCCTCAACGCTCACGCCCCACTCAGCAGCCAGCCGTGCAGCGCGGCGCATCTCCGCCTTACCCAGGAATGTCTTGCCGAACCGCCGACCGCAAACTGCATCACGGAAGCGGGCCTCAGGCTGGAAACCCCAGCAGTAAATATTCGCCTGCTTGGGCGTCAGCCTTACCGGCGGGTCAAAGGTACGGGGTAGCGGGGACATTCTCATCAGGCTCCAAGGTGTACTCAGCAACGGCGTGCTGCTGGTCAGCGTGGGAGCCCAAAGGCTTTTCAGGTTCAAGGCGGCGATTCACGTAGGCATCGCCCACTTCTTTGGCGGCCTGCTCATACAACTGAGCAGTCAGCGCCAGGTTGCGCATGCTCTCAGCCTTCTCGGCCAGCCGCCCAAGACCGCGAAGCCGGTACGCGCGATTGGCAATGGGGATATCGGTTGTCTCTTCACGGAATCGCTTGCGAGCAGCGTGGAACAGGTCCACCCAGGTTTTGCCGAGCTTCTGCCCGGCAAACTTTGTCGGGTCGTGCGTTTCGCATTGCTGGCGGGTGATCTCGATCCCGAATTCTGTCTTGACCGCTGCTACCACCTGGGATGGCGTATCGAAGCAGGCCAGAGCCTGAACGATGAAGGCTTTGACCTCGCTTCGTAGTACTGCCATATGGTTGTCATCCGTCAATACCTGTCATGGAATCAGGCCGACTTGAGCAGACAGGTTCCGCAGGCCCTCGCAATGTTCAATTTCCCCACCTCAGCTGGACTGTTTGCAGCATCCACCAACGCTTGAACGTCGGGACTCGCACCGTAGCGGCGGACGACACCGACGAACTCTTCGACGTCGTGGCCCTGCAGCTTGATCTTCGGTGCACCGTCTTGGGTGAATGCTGGTTGACCGTACTTGTCGGTCGCATGAGCCAGGTGATAAAGCTCGTGCTCGATCAGCGCGCAGAACTCAAGGTCGCTGCACTGAGCGCAGTAGTCGGCAGCCAGTGTGATGATGAAAGCCGGCACATCGCCGAACCAATCACGCATCTGTTGCTCCATCCGGGCTTTCTGCCAGCCACCGGCGCGGAACGCTACCTGCTCGGCCTGGCCCAAAACTGTGCGGCCCTGCTTGGTGAAACTCGCCGACGCCCACATGATCCGGATGTCTGCATCCAGTAAGTGAACATGGTCTTCGTTGTGAATGCTGCCGGTGTCGGCAAGGATCTCGGTTTGGAGCCAATCCCACACCTCAGGCGCCGGCTTGAGGCGGATGCCGAAGTCGGAAAGCTCTGACAGCTCAAGCAGTGAAGCGGGCGGGCATGGCCTGTCCATGATTTCTCCTACTCGAACCAGCCGGTCGGCTCAGTACCGCACCCACGGCAATGCACAGCGCCATTCGACTGGTTGCCACGACGCATGATAAAGAAGTCGTCAGAGCCGCAATTGCACTGGTAGCCCTCATCGCCTTCGGACGGACCATAGGGCCACTTGAATACGCCGCGATGCGAACTGCAGGATGGGCACTCCAGATTCCGCTGACCAGCGGGCGCCACAGCGACCCACTCATGCTTGCACTGCGTGCAGATGGCTTCCCCGGCTGAGTGCGCAGCATCAGGGCGCTTGAACTCCAGAAGCTTGACGGTCATACGGTCACCATCTGGTGTGTCTGTGCATGTGCGTGGCCGTGGAGCAACCCAATGATCAGGCCCTGGGGCAGCCCGGCGTTCTTCGCAGCGTCTACAGCCTTGGCGATGGCGCTATCCAGATCGACCAAGGCCTTGTTGATGTCCTGGCTCATCGGAAGCGCGTGGCGCAGGCGGGTGACGTTGCTCATCTGAAAACCTCGCGCCACGATTTGGCGCATTCGAAAACGTGGCGCGGATTACTGCGATACGCGGTTTAGGGCTTCGTCCGCTTTGTCGGCAGCCTGGGCCGCAGTAGTTGCAGCCTTCGTGGCCTTGTCGGCGGCGGTGCCGGTCTTGCGGGTCAGCTCTTCAAGGCGCTTATCACGCTCAGTCATGGCCGTGTCGTACGCCTCGCGAATGCCTTTCACCTGGTTGCTCTGGCTCTCGGCGAGAGACCAATAAGCGGCCTGGTACCCAAGAACAGCTCCACCACCAACCAGCACGACGGCAATCGCCCAGACTTCGGCCCGGCGCCACCAGCGGCGTGCGATAAATTCCAGTGCGCATCTGTCCATCAGGCGATTCCTCCCAGCTTGGTACGCAGGCGAGTGATCTCGTCGCTCTGCTGCGTCACGCGGTCAGTGAGTTGAGCGACCTGACTGGTCAGCGCTTCGATCTTGCCTTCCATGCGCCCAACAGCGGCGGCCAGGTCATTTCGCTCTTTCGCAAATTGATCGGCGCGTGCTTCGGCTTCTTTGCGGGCGGCGCGCTCTTGGTTGAGCAGTTCATTCAGGCGTTTCAGCGTACCGATATCGGCGCTATCCATCGCGCGGTCAGTCGCATCCTTAGAAAGGAATCTGCGAAGCCAAAGCAGGCCGCCCAGCACAACGGTGGCGCTACCGCCCAGCCAGGTAGCTGTGCCTGGGCCGAGGTCAGTAGGATCCATCGTCACTCCATGAAGAAAAAAGGCCTGCGTTGGCCCGGGAATAGCCCAAAAACAGAAAGGCCCCGATCAATGTCGAGGCCCTGGCTAGATACTTCCGTATTTTTATGCTCGGTACTGCGCACTCTTCTTGCACTATGGTCTGGAATGGCAAGACCAAGCTTAAACCTTGCAATCGCTAAATCCTCTTGCAATGCAGGTTTTTTTGTGAGTGGTACAATACAATGAATCCAATTCATTAAGGAGAAAGCCATAAATACCTTGACCTTGACCTACAAGACACCCGGTCACCCGATCTGCCAAATATCAATCATTACAGACGGTTTCACGGCAGATAGGACTGAAATAGAGAGCTACTATGCTTTCATTTGTCGTAAGGAGGGCGTGCAGCCGATCGACATATACGGACGCCTCACAAACTATGAAGCCGCCGCACTCGCAAAGGGGATCGAGCTCTTATCTGTACAAACTTGATCAAATAAAAAAACCCGGCGCTTGGCCGGGTTCAGGGTTTCGTGTGCGTTTCGCGTTACTTGTGCACTATGGGAAAAGTACGCGCAAAACCCCGTCATGTCAATATAATTATGCCGCCTCTTGATCTTTTTCCGAGTGGATCACCTGCCAAAGTGGTTGTTGAGCCTGAATATCCACTTCTTCTATCACTTCTTTCAGGGATTCCCACAGATTGAGCCAGTCGCGCGTCCAGTTCTTCGGATCGATGGTGACGCCGAAGAATGTCAGCATCTCAGCCGCAACACGGGCCGGCCCCCACTCTGCCGATCCGGCGACCTCCCCCTTGTACGATTGCAGGGCCAGGGTAACTAGGTACTGCGCCTTCACGCGCTTGGCCGACGTCAGGTCTGGCAGCGCGGCCTTGGCGGTGATCAGCAGCACCGCGTTCAACAGGTGCTTCATGTTCATCGCCGGGTGGTACAGGTAGTGCCCGAACTGCTGCACCTGGAAAGGAAGCGTGTCGATGGCACGTAATACTTTGCCGATGGTGGCCAGGTGTGCGGCGCGGGCGGTGGAGCGGCCGGCGGGCGTACCGCGCGTCTCGCTGATGCTGATCTTCTGGCGCACAACTTGAATGCGCTCCTCCTTGTCTTCCCCAAGCGCAGCGAACACAGCCTCGGCGCGGCGCATGCGCTGCCCTTTCTTGATCGGTGCCGATTGTGCTTTGTCGATGGCCACAGCGCTGATCGACGCGTTCGATTCGTGCTGAGCCTCTGTCCATACCTGCCTTGCGTTGATCAGTTTCATGCTGCGATCCCCTTCTTCAGTTCTTTGGTCTTTGCCCGGTAGTCGGCGGTCATCGCCTTCAACTCATCCACGGTGTACTTCTTTGCCTCGTGAGGGCCTTCCAGCCACTCGAGAGCCTCGGCGCCGATACGCTTCACCAGCTCAATCCGATAATTCACGATGTTCCCGGAAAGCCGGGTATTGCACGGCGAACACTGGCGGTGGCAGTTCATCGGCTCGAAGCGCAGCGCCGGGTTGCTCCCCACGGTCCGGTAATGGCCAGCGTCATACTTGCCCTGGTGGTGCCGGCCGCAGCTGACGCATGGCAGCTCAGCATCACGGGCGCGCACCCAGGCGTTGAATGCCTGCTGCGTGTCCTTGAGGTGATCCGCCCGGGTCTTCAGCTTCTCCTTGCGGACCTTGATGTCCTTGCGCTCGATGTCGGCAAGCGCCTTGCGGGCCTTCGGCTCATGCCTGGGCGCGTCGATGATTGCGCAGGCCGGGCTGCACACGGCCTGCCCGAGGCGTGCCGGGACGAATGAGGCCCTGCACGTAGCAACGCGGCACTTCTTCGGCTTGGCCGGCTTCCGTTCGATGGTCATTGGTACACGCTCCCAGGCTGGCCGGGGGCATTGCTGTCGGTGCATGCCAGATCGTGGTCGCTGGCCCGCGGGCATCGCTTGCAGCCACACTTTGGGCACAGGATCATTTTCATGGATGAGAGCGGCAACCACATGGAGCCGACCTGCTGGCCCAGCTTGAACTCAGCGATACAGCGGTGGCATTCGCAGTTGAGCGGAGTGGTCATAGGCATGGCTCGGCCTCATTGGCTTTCTGCTGCTCTGGGGTGAAGTCGCCGCGAAGGGGCATCAACCACTTCTCCCAAACGATTGCCTTGTCTTCGCTCACTACCCACACCTGGTCGCCGCTCTCCTGCTCATAGACGCCGGGGTCCATTGGGTCTTTTCGATCCACTGGGCCCATTAAGTGACGGCTGATCAGCTCGACGCATGTACCGATTACCGGCGAGAAGGTGTGGTTGATAACCAGCGCCTGATCGCCCGGCCTGGAGTTATGGCTCATGCTGCCTCCTTGAATGCTTCAAATTCTGCCATCTCGGTCAGGCGCTCTTCCGTGAGCGTCGGCCAGTCATGCAGCACCAGGTACGCGCAGCACTGGCGCCAAAAATCTTGGAATGTCTCCTCCCCCATCGAGTCGTAGGAAAGGCTGCGGGGTGTCTTGCGGGTGAGTTGGCCAAGGCCAGGAATGTCGAAAAGCTCCTCATCGCAGTACACGCCCGACTCCAGTTGCAGGGCCTTGATTGCGTCGTGTGACTGCTTGCCAGAGAACCGGTCGATGTTCTGGCTCAGCACCCGGCCCAGGCCATGGACCAAACCATTGAACCGTGGGTTGCGCGGCTGCTTGAGGTCGGCGCGGATCTTCGCGTTCATCTTGAATTCCCGCTCCCGCAGGATCGACCGGTCGGCGTCGGAGGACGGCACGAAAGCGGCCACCTCCTTGCCTGTGGCCGGATCTACCAGGCGGCGCAGCACGAGGTACACGGGCATTGGGCGTGGCCTGGCTGGCTTGGTCATTGCCCACCACCCTGTGGCGCTTCTGGATCAGCGCTTTCAGAGGTTTTTGAGGTCGATTGACCACCACCGTCCACGAACACAATTGAGTTATCCGTCATGCGCACAAACACGGCCGCCTCCCCAACCAGATCAGCCAGCGCGGTCATGTACTTGGCTACCCGTTCCAAGGGCATCCCGGAGAAGCCAATACCGCTCAGCTCAAAACTCAGCTCAGTAGTCATGACTGCTCTCCCTTGCCCATGGCGGCGGCCTCTTCTTCCCACGGGAAAGGACTGAACGACTCAAAGTCAGCCTCCCAGTGAGCCGGCTCAGTCATGCCTACGTTGTCGTAATGCGCCTGGTAGTGGGCGCAACGGAAAACGTAAAGTCCCGAGCCCTTCTCGAAATAGTCGTCCCGATATTCAAGGATCTCGGCCTGTATCAAGGCCAGCTGTTCGACGGTGATCTGGCCGCTGATAGCGCTGATGAAGGGATCGTCGCCTTCGCTGTTAAAGACCTCGATCCAGACCGACTCTTCACCATTGCGCCAAGCGTGGGCGTCGTACTGGTTCTGCTCAGTATCGTCGCGCAGCGCCTCGTTCTCGGCCTTGAGCTGGTCTCGCTCGGCCAGCAGGTTTATCGCGGCTTCAGCGGTGCCGCCGTGGCACTCCAGCAGGATCAGCTGCTTGCATTCCGTGTTCAGCCGCTCGTTCTCGGCGATCAGGGCCAGGACACCATCGGCAAGAGCTTTGTGGTTTTCGTCGCCACATAACCGGCGATCCGTCAGCACGCGATCTACCAGCCGCTTCAGTTCGGTGTATTCGGTCATAGCGCGTCCTCCGGATTTTCCAGCAGTGCAAGGCTGTCTTCTCTCAGCCGGGCGCACTCTTTGCTCAGGCGTTCGTTCTCGGCCAGCAGCTCCAGCGCCACCTCCCCCACGGTCTTTTCACCCAGGAACTCATCCAGCGCCTCGGTGTTGCGTTTCCAGTCTGCGCAGTCGGCCCGGTAAGACGCGGCCTCAGCCCAGAGCAATCCCTTCAGCTTTTCCTTGTCGATATTCATCAGATAGCCTCCTTGCGTCGTACTGCTGCAATAGCCTCGCGGGCTTTGCGTTTGCGTAGATATGTATCGACCCGGTCAGCCTGGGCCTTCTTGAGTCGTTCGCGCCCCTGCCGAGCCTTGGCCAGGGTGACAATCTGACGAACCTCGGCGAGCTTTTCCCGCAGATGTGGCGATGGCGCCACTGTTGAACCGGTGATTAACCCGGCGATTGCTTGGCCGTCGGCAGTGATTGGCGCAATACGCAGATCGGACAGGTACTGATTGCCAGCTTCATGAGTGATCAGTTGCATGCGTACTGCCGACTCGATGGCCGCAACGCGCCGCGCAGGATCAAACCCGAGCGAGACACTCCAGGTGATCGGTACCGCTTCGGCCCGAGCAGCGGATACCAGGCGCTCATAGGCCCCCATGAAAGCCATGCGCGCACCTACCTTGTCGCCCAGGCGCAGTATCGGACTGGCGGCCGTCATGGCCTGCTGGATTTCAGCGGTCATCACCACAGTCTCGATTTCGTCGCCGGCGAGCAGAGCAATCGACCAGGCCTCATCCTTTCCAGGGCGGCCGTCGGAGGACTGGACACGCTGCAGGATGTCAGCCATAGCCAGCTTGCCCTTCACCTCGAAGCGGCACGCCTTCAGCGCGGCCTTCACGACAGGCACCGGGTAGGCACAGAGGTCTTCGGCCATCATCGCGGCGGTGCCGGGGTTCATTTCCTGGCCCATGGCCTCGGCCGTTGCGCAGATGGCGGCGGCCAGCCCGGCAACCTGCTGGTCGTTCATTTCAGAGGTATTCATTGCGGTCACCTGCTTGGCGCTTGGCCAGAACCATCTGGGCGGCCTGATCGGCGGCGGAGAGGTTTGCCTCCGTCCGTTCCATCTGGCGGGCGGTTGTGCCGTTGATTCGCTGCCCGGTGACCCACTGGGTGTGGTAACTCTCGGCGTTCGCCAGCAGCTCGTTGAGGCTGTGGCACTTGCGCAGCACAGCGGCATCGCTGGTTTTCAGGAAGTGGGCGGCGACGTGGTGGGCGACATCGGCGCCGAGGCGGTCGACCAGTTGGCCGAGCTGGCCGCCGACTTTGGCGTTCCATACCGGCCAGGCGCCGTAGCGCTTGCGGTAAGCCATCGCGTAGTTCGCCCAGACCTTGAAGGTTTTGCAGGTCTGGTCTTTGGGGCCCGGCATGTCGGCGGGAATCTCGACCCGGGGAGTATCGGTGCGGTCAACCACCAGCACCAAGCCACGGGACTGAGCCGGCAGAACCGCGGCGGGAGCCGGGGGTGTAATTGGTTCAATGACGGGTTCCATGACTGGTTCAAGAGAGTTACTGATTCTGGGTGCAGCTGCTGCACTACCCCCTGGTGCAGGAGATTCACTAGGGGGTGAACCTGCTGCACTACCCTGGTAAATCTGCTGCACAACCCCTGGTGCAGGAGGTGCACCACCACCATCGAGGGTGAGGAAGTAAACGTTCGACGAATTCCCCTTTGGTCCACCCTTCCGGATCTCCTTGCGCAACAGTCCTGCCTCACAAAGCGCGGTGATGTGGTTCATGACGGAGCGCTTGCTGATCTCGCACTGATCGGCGATGTGCTGGTAGGACGGCCAGCACTCGCCTACGTCGCTGGCGTTGTCGGCCAACTTGATTAGCACCAGCTTGCGCAGCGGATTACCAACGCGAAGCTTCATTGCGGCGACCATGAGGGTCATGCTCACGCTGCACCCCGCAACGCTTTGTCATGGGTGAGCAGGCCGTCCCAGGTCTTCTTCATGGGCAGTTCGCCGGCGAGGTACAGGTCGTACAGGCGTGCGGCGCCCTTCTTCAGCAGGATGGGCGTGTAGGAGATGAATGGGTCTTTGCCGTGCGGGGTGACTTCGTGCTGGTGCTCGGTCATGTACTTGTCGCGGGCGTAGGAGCCAACACGGTGACGTAGGCCGGACTTGCTCTCGTTGTAGAGCCAGCTGCGCGCTTCCAAGTACTTGCCCACCTGCATGACGTTGACCCCATTGAGGCCCTTGCAGAACTGGGTGTGGGTCATGCCCTCCTTGAAAAGGTTCTCCAAAGAATGGATCTTCGTGGCCTGCTGCTCGACCTGGACGGTGAGCATCAAGCGGGCCTTTTCAGACTCCATAGCGATCTGCAGGATCTGAATGGTGGAAAGCTCGGGGGCCTCCAGCGCATTGATCTTGGAGACTACGCTGCGGCGAACTGCCTTCGACTCGCGCATGGATACCAGTAGGCACTGGTCCTTCGTCAGCATCAGGCCCTCAGAGGCGGGGCCGCGCTGATTCCTTACTACGAAAGTTTCGTAGTATTCGCCGTCAAGCTCATCCCGGCACCGCGCGGTGAAATCATTGCGGCGAACTTCGCTTTCGCCGAACTCGGCGCGCGCCAAGTTGACCAGCTCCAGCAGATCAAAACTGCTCATCTTTTCCCGCGCCACGTTTTGCGATTGCAGAAAACGTGGCGCGGGATTATTGAGGGCCTGTACATCAGTGTTCGACGTATGCATAATCAGCTCCACGTTGAAACGTTATTTGCAAGCGCTGTAAAAAGAGCCGGGATTGCGCCCCGGCTTTTTTGTGCCTGCGATTTGGTGGTTGGGTGTTTCATTGGCAGTTCCTCATGAGTCCCTGAGGGGCTTATTGGCCCTTCCGTCCTATAGAAGCGACGTTGCTCCGGCTCTTTGGTGGTCGGGTCATTCGATCCAGCGCCCGATTCATGATTGTTGCGGCCATCTCTTCCGGTGTTATCCCGCTACGTCTGGCCAATAGCTCCAGATCAGCGAGTCCCTGCCAGTCGAGCTGGATTTCCAGCAGTTTTCTTTCAGGCACAGGGCCTCCTCGGCTACTTCAGGCCACGTCTGTTTTCGCGTTAAGCTCTTCCATCATCTGGTTCAAGCCGCGCTCCAGGATTTCGCGAGCGAGCACGGCTTTCTGGGTCCGCTGAAAGCGCGCCATAGCTGTCAGCAAGTCATCAGCCACCTCATCCAGGCGAACCTTGGTTGGCTTGTCGTGGAGGTGGTCAGGTGCGAAGTACGACATCTGTGTTTCCTTGTGTGATTGGAATGGGTTTAAGCGGCGGATTTCTTGAGCTGGGTCTGGCTTGGGAATGGGCGAACTTCTTCGGCTTGAAAGCTGCCGTCGGCCGCCTCAGTGACGTAGATGTCTCGACCCACGCGAAGGGCTTTATTCAAGGCGCCCTGGGACATACCAAGAAGCTGCGCTGCCTTGGTCTGGCCGATGCTAATAGCGAATTGATTGAGAGTGATTCGGCTCATGGCCATATCTCCATTGGCATTCATGCTCGCAGATTATCTCCCGTGGAGATACTTTGCAACTCCAATGGAGATGGCTAACTATCTCCGGTGGGAATATTCTTCATAAATGACGAAAGAAAGACGCCAGTTGCTTGATTGGGAGCGGGATGAGTGCGCGGCCTTGAAAAAGGCAATTGCGGACTACAACGCCGCGCGCCCGAAAGACAAAAAACTTACCCAGGATGAAATTGCGCATGCCGTGGGTATGAGTCAGGGGACGCTCGGTAGCCATTTGAATGGGCATCGACCGCTAACTCAGAAGCTTGCTGTCTCGATGGCGCACATGCTTGGCATCCCCATCGGTGCTTTCAGTGAGAGGATTGAGTCGGACATAGGCCGAATGGCTTCGGCGGCCGGACTAAATACAGCCTCCGAAAAAGCTGACACGGATGATGGCCGCACTCTCCCTCGCAGCTTCGATTTGCAGGAAGAGCCTGGCTACACCGGCGTGCTCCAACTGACCGCACGCGGCTCAACAGGCGAAGGTGACGACAACCCACACGTCGAGATCCGCGGAGTCATGGCTTTCAAAACGTCCTGGCTGCGGGCAAACAACCTCAATCAGAAACACCTGGACGTGATCTACGCCAACGGGCACAGCATGGAGCCGACGATCAATGACGGCGATGTGCTGCTGATTGATGAGTCGAAAATCGAACCCAAAGACGGCCAGTTATTCGCAATGCAGAGCGCGTCGAAAGGCACGATCGTCAAGCGGCTGGTGAAATCAGACTTCGACGGATGGATCATTCGTAGCGATAACCCGGACAAGGCGCGCTACGGTGATGAGACGCTGCGCGATGGGGAGATAAACGAGGTTCGCATCATCGGCCGCGTGGTTTGGCGCGGCGGGATGCTGTGACTACGACGGCAGGCTTTCTGCTGCGTACCAGCCTGCCAGAAATGAAGGACGATAGGAGGTCGTGATGTCTGTAGAAAATGTTAAGCCGGGTATAAATATCGGTAAGCTGGCTGAGTGGCTGGCGGAGCGAACTACAACCACGAAATGCCCATTTTGTGACAACCATAACTGGTCAGCAGTTAACGGGGCCGGACATGTTGGTTCCGCTCTCCCTTATGGTGACGGGAAAGGTGACATGTACATGGGCGGCTACCCCTTGGTCGCATTAGTGTGCAGAAATTGCAATTTTGTTCGAAACATCGCCCTTACGCCATCCCTGTTAGAAATTGTGGCTGAGGATCCTCAAAGTGCTTCAGAATGAAGGATTAGACCTCAAAAAAGCTGATTTAAGACCGTTTAGATCTCGCAAGCGTAATGTCTCTCCGAACTGGAAGAGCATTGCTTTGGACGGCTATCAGTTAACCGACTTACCGGCCTATACTAAAACAATGAACGACATCAATCGCGAAGAGCTAGACGCAAAATTATCCGCCGTTGAGGCGCGGATGGACCGCCGTATTGCAGATTTCCAGGGCGACATGCGTCAAGCGGTTAGCGACTTCCGGCTAGAGATTCAGCCAATCCGAGGAATGAAAGCGAATATTTGGTCTGCGACTGCAGTCATGATTGCAACTATAGTCGCGGTCGTCAGCCTCTCGTTTACCGCTTTCGATTCCGGGCGGGAAACCTCAGCACTGGTTCAAGAGGCGAAACAACAATCTGTGGAAACGCGAAAACTTCTAGAGCAGATACAAGCTCAACAGAAGAGCGCTTCCACACCCGCCCCAATACCCGCAACGCCGCCACCAGTGAAATCAGGTTCATAATTTAGCCCGGCCCAGCGCCGGGCTTCTTGTTTTTGCCCTACCCGCCCTCACCAATCCTTTCGCGCAAATATCTCTGCTCTCCTGCGGAGATGTCATCTCGCCTCCATGGTAGGATTTCGGTTCAATTCACATGGAGGTTTCGATGCTTGGGAAAATATTAACAGCGCTTGGGGTTGCAGCCTTCGCTTTGGGCTTCTGGGAGGCTCAGACTGCTTTTCCTGGGTCGCACAAACAAATGGAGGCGGGTTGGCTGATGATCGTAGGCGTTCCCCTATCCCTCATCGGGATATGGGTATGGCGTAAATCAATCAAGAAGTGCCCGGCATGTGCAGAGCGCATAAACAGAGACGCCGTCATTTGTAAGCACTGCAAGTCAGCGGTGACATAGATCGACTCCTGCATCCAGGCCCGCCACTGAGCGGGCTTTTTTGTGCCTACGGAACAAATTATCTCCATTGGAGTTGACATGAATATTTCCACAGGAGATATTATCTCTATCGAGTCACCCAGCAGGGACTCGCTAGGGCCTCACAGCCCGCCGCTCTTTAGCGACACCCCTTGCCGGATCACCACCGGCCCAGATTCAAAGGCAGCGATGAACCGGCCTTAACGGTTCAGAGGGTTGGCAACTGACCCGGGCGTGCAGCGTAAAGCGCCAAGAACAGTTATCCAGCGGGAGAACAAGCCGAAAGGCCCGCGGCTGGAAGAACATTTGATTCAAGCCGGTGACCGACGCCAGTAGCGGGTCACGGCGCCAAAGATTTACTGATGCCGCTTCGATGAGGCGGCATTGGAAATCAACGGAGGGCAACACGATGTTCAACATGGCAACCATGGCGGCTGACGAATGCCGCGAAGACTCGTCTGCACTGGCTTATCGCGACTGGCTGAACAGGGCTGGCAATGTGCTCGGGCATTACGTCGCTGAGGGCTCGCAGGAAGAAAGCGACCTTTTCGATTTGTATTCAGATGGCTGCATGCCACGCGAGGCGGTGACTGAACTGCGTGCGCAACAGGCACTGACTGCTGCATGACGGACCTTTTCACTGATGCACCTGGTGACGGGTGCATTGGGAAAACAACCGATCAAGCACGGAGCCTTAAATGAGCGAACAAACCCTTCAAGCGCTGCTTGCCGAGCGCGTCACTGCATATGCCCAGTCAGACCGCCCGCGCGAGCTGATCGACGAGGGTATCGAGAAGCTGTTCAAAGAAGTTGTTAGCGACACCTTCCGCTCCTACGGCGATTTCGGCGGAGCCATCAAGGAGGCTGTCAAGGCCGCATTGCCGGCCAACGTCTCAGATGTGTTCGACCTTCAGCGTTACAACGCCGTCGTCGCGAGTGCGCTTCGTCAGCGGTGGGAAGCGGCCGGCCTGGGCGCAATCATCTTGGAGCAGGCCGACAAGTCGATCACTGAGGTGCTTACCGGCGATGGCCTGATAGCTGGCGAGGTATCGCTGAAGGCCCTGCTCGGCGAATTCATCGAGCATCACAAGGACAGCGCCGCGGAAGGCCAATGGGAGCGCCCGGAAATCCGTGTTGAAGAAGGAGATGGCAGCTACTCACACAAAACACTTCACATCTACTTCGATCCGGAGCCAGAAGGCAGTTACCGGAGCAGCCACTACTCGTCGTCCTCACGCAGCAACTACAGCCTGAAACATGCTCTGCACGTGAGCATCAAAGGCGAGCGTGAAACCGGTGATCGGTGGAAACCAACCATCGCCTTCGGCGAGGTCTACAGCGCAAAGCTGGATGACAAAAAGTTAGCCATCAACATGCAGGTTTATTCGAAGTGGGAGCGCATGTTGGCAGCCCTGTACTTCGGCAACGCAATACTTTTGATCGATTGCGATACGGATGACCTGAGCTACGGGCTTTACGACTGAACAACCAGCGCCATGACAGCCGGGAAAGACCGGCACCTCCCCTTCCCCACCTCTACCCGTCAGCACTCCTCCCCCGCGCCCATCGGCAACCAGCCGGAGGCATGAGTGTTGACGAATACAGGTGAACAACCCGCCACCTTGGAGGTGACCATGCACCACAGCATCCAATCACGCCGCGACGTTGTCGACGGTTTGCGTCAGCGCTCTCGCATCGCCACTGCCGACTTCTACCGGCTGATTGGGCGACCGGAGCCCGTGGTCCACTTCAGGATGACGGTGAAGCCAGCGGGACGTGACTTCTTTCATGTAGTTGATACCCGGACCGACAAAGTGATGGGTTTCCGCCGCGATCACAACGAAGCCTGCGCTCTGGCCCGACGCCTTGAGGGGAGTGAATCATGATCGACTTTCTCGACACTCCAGAGGGGCCTGACTGGCTCCACGATGCGATCAACTCGCTAATCTGCGGCGACTACGTCACCGCGCCTCGTGCGCACGGCAAGTCAGTCGCTCTGGTCGCTCCGCAGTCGTTGTGGGAGGCGCTGGCCGAACATCTCGGCGCGCAGGAGCACATTGCTCCGCTGCTCACAGACAATCGTGAATATCCTATTGAGCGAATGATCTGCACGATCATCGCCGACGGACGCCGAGTACACGGCGCGACCCATGATCTTGCCTGCGACGCGCTGGGCCTGCCAAAAGGAAAGTACAGCCCCACCGCCCTGCACGATGTTGCCGAGGCGCTGATCAGACCGCACGCAAACGAATACGGCCGGGCCCGCTCCGAAGAACTGGCCGCGGATCACGCCGCCGACCTGGCTGAGCAGCGCAAGGCTGACGCAGCGTGACACCAAGTCAGCGCCCTCGCTGACCGAATCACTCAATAAATAACACTTTCAATCGCTGCGAGCATCGCGGCAAGGATTCCCCATGTCCGCAGTAATGAAGCAGGACGACAACACGCCTGCGATGTCGGAGGCCGCGCTCGTTGAAGTGCTGAGCGGCAGTCTCTACCCCGGCGCAGAAAAAAACTCTGTCGTGATGGTGTTGGCTTACTGCCAGGCCGCGCACCTGGACCCAATGTTGAAGCCGGTGCACATCGTTCCGATCTGGAACTCGAAGACGAAAAAGATGCAGGACACTGTGATGCCTGGCATCGGCCTGTACCGCATCCAGGCGGCGCGCACCGGCCAGTACGCTGGAATCAGCGAGCCTGAATATGGCCCTCCAGTAACGGCCAAGCTGAGCGGCGTCGAAGTCACGTATCCCGAATGGTGCCGCGTGACGGTCAAGCGGCAGATGAGCAACGGCCTGGTTGCCGAATACACGGCCAATGAACGCTGGCTTGAAAACTACGCCACAGCCAGCAAGGACACTGCGGCGCCCAACGCCATGTGGAAGCGTCGAGCATTTGCCCAGCTCGCTAAATGCGCCGAGGCCCAGGCCCTGCGCAAAGCATTCCCTGAAGTCGGATCGGCGCCAACCGCCGACGAAATGGAAGGCAAGACCTTCGAGGAAGCGCCGCGCGATGTAACGCCAAAGCCGTCGGCGGCCAAAGAGACTGAAGCAAATCCAAGCTATTCGGATGAAAAGTTCGAAACGATGCTTCCGACCTGGCAGGCCGGCATTGACCAAGGAAAGACCAACTCGGAGACGCTGATCGCGTTTCTTCAATCCCGATACACGCTCAGCGAAGCGCAAATCGACCGAATCAACCGAATGACACCTATCGACGGAGAGTCCGCATGAAAATCCATAACGTAGCTCAAGGCTCCGCCGAGTGGCATGCGCTGCGCGGCAAGCACTTCACCGCATCCGAAGCGCCGGCAATGATGGGCGCCTCGAAGTACCAGACCCGAACCGACCTGCTGACGTTGAAGAAGACAGGCATTGCGCCAGAAGTCACGCAGTCGCAGCAGTACATCTTCGACAAAGGCCACGCTACCGAAGCGATGGCTCGCCCCCTGGTTGAGGTGATGATCGGCGAAGAGCTGTATCCGGTCGTTGGGACTTCAGGCAACCTGCTCGCCTCGATGGACGGCGCCACGATGCTCGGCGAGACACTGTTCGAGCACAAACTGTGGAATGAGTCGGTCGTCGCCCAGGTGAAGGCTGGCGACCTGGCCCCGCACTATTACTGGCAGCTTGAGCAGCAACTGCTGGTGAGCGGCGCTGAGCGGGTCATCTTTGTTTGCTCGGACGGCACGCCGGAAAACTTCGTGCACATGGAGTACCGGCCTGTCGCCGGGCGCGCGGCCCAGTTGATCGAGGGCTGGAAACAGTTCGAGGCAGACCTGGCCAAACTCGAAATGGCCGACGCGCCTTCAATCGTAGTCGGCAAGGCGCCTGATGAGCTGCCAGCCCTGCGTATCGAGCTGACCGGCATTGTCACCGCCAGCAACCTGAAGGTGTTTGAAGACTCGGCCTTGGCGGTCATCGACACGGTGAAAACCACACTCTCCACCGACCAGGACTTCGCCGACGCGAAGAAGGCCGTCAAATGGTGTGGTGACGTTGAAGAAGCTGTCGCTACCGCCAAGAAGCAGGCCCTGTCGCAGACCCAAAGCATCGACGAACTGTTCTCGTCGCTGGATCGTATCAGTGCCCACGCCCGCGAGACGCGCTTGAAGGTCAATAAGCTCGTGCAGGCCCAGGAGCTGTTGGTGAAGACCAACATCAAGCAAAAAGCCGAACTGGCACTGGCAGATCACATCGCTGCAATCAACAAGACGCTGGGCCAAGTCACACTTCCTCATGTCGTTTCGGACTTCGCCGGCGCCATGAAGAATAAGCGCACCATCGCCAGCCTTCAGGACGCAGTAGATACCGAGCTGGCCCGGGCGAAGATCGATGCAAGTCAGGCCGCGGACAGCATTCGCTTGAACCTGACCAGCCTGGCGGAGCTCGCCGTTGATTACGCCTTCCTGTTCAGCGACGTGCAGCAACTGGTAACCAAGGCCAATGATGACCTGGTGACGCTGATCAAATTCCGAATCTCCGAACACCAGAAGACGGAGAAGGAAAAGGCCGACGCGAAGCGCATTGCTGAAGAACAGGAAGCCCAGCGCCTGGCGGCCATCAAGCCAGATCCGGTCGTGGAGAAGGTGGCGACACCAGAGCCTGTCCGCGTTGCACCGGTCCAGACAGCGGCACCCGTCAGCCAGGCCACTAAGTCTGTGGCGAGCCACACCGTGGAACAGGTAGCGCTGCAGGCCAACGTGACGGACTTCGAGGCCCTGGTGAAAGCCGTGGCATATGGTCAGGCGCCGATCACCGTCCTCTTGGTCAACTGGGAAGCGCTCGACGCGATGGTCGCGGCGCAGGGTTCAACCTTCAGCATGGCCGGGGTGACGCTGGCCAAGGCGGCAGCATGATCAGCAACCACCTCAGCCTGGTCGAGGCGCTGCGCCCGGCCTCGGATGAACTGGCGGCCCAGGTCGCCGAGTTCCTGGCCGGCGGCGGCCAGATCGAGGAAGCGGCGCCCATCGGGTATAAGCCCAAACCCATCACCTACAGCAACCAGATGCCGCCGGCGCCGAAGCCGTTTGTTCGGCGGCGGGTTGAGTCGGCTCCCCTTCCAATGGCGCCCCTCGATATTCGCACCCAGAAACGCCTGAAGCTGGTTGAGCGCATTCGCGAGCTTGCCCCCACCCACGCAAAGGTAGATGTAGCGGAAGAGCTCGGGATTGACCGGCGCACGGTATCCACCATCGGCCAGGAGTTCGGGATTACGTTCAAGGCTCCAACCCGGGGCGGCGTTCGAAACCTGGTGCCAAGGCGAGCGGACGAAGCCAGCGATGCGAAATATGCTGAGCGAATCCGGGCATTCCTTGAGCTTGGCCTAACCCGCCGCCAGTGCCTTGGAAGGCTGGCCATGGGATCGAAAGCCTTCGAGCGGATCATCGCGGCCCACGGCATCGACTACCCCAAAGCGCGCCAGGGCAGCACTTCATGCGCCGCATAGCCCGCCCCCAGCAACGCAAACGTCAAACCTGGCTCGCACTGCCGGCCAGCGGAATAGAAGAGGTAGGCCATGGCGAAATCACCGCAGGAGCGCTCGGCCAAAACTGCCAGGAAGCGCGTGGCGAATGCCGAAGAGGAATTGAGGCTCAGGGTTCGCCCCGGCACCCGTCAGGCGCTGGCCGACCTGATGGAGTGGTCAGGCATTACTGAGCAAGGCGAGGCGATGACGCTGATGATTCATCACCTGCACGCGTTGGGTTCTGCGAAGTGTCAGCCTCTACTCAATCCGCCGCGCCACGAAATCGAGATATCGCAAAACGTGGCGCGGGAATTCCGCAATAAAAGCCTGCTCGCCATCCAGAAAGACCCGGGTGACGAGATCATAGAACCCGATTGACTAGGATTTTTTGGGAACGGTAACGCTTCGCCCGAAAGGTGGATAGACCGACATGCTGTCATTCACCTCATAGCGAGCAACAGGCTCGCCAACGTTACTACCACCGGTTACGGAGTCACGCTGATCCCCCAAGAGAGCGGCTTCAGACTTTACGCCCCCCCCCCTCGATCAGCGAGATATCACCGCAGTAACTCACATTTAATGACACTGCATTCAACATCAAACCCGGCGAATCTCCTTAATTATCACCCCTGCGTTAGCAGCAAGAGTCTTAATTTTTTGCAATAGTTCAGAGCTATAGCCATATATCGATAGCACATACTCGGTTGAACCGCTCTTATCCGGCCTCGCTTTCAAGCTCATATCCAGCCCCATCGATGCAACGGAGGTGGCCAATGTCTCCATCGGTTCAGCCGGGCCGGAGCTGATTACAAGCAATCTTTGAACATCCGCGGACTTGGAAGACATAGGCAGCTCATTAAAAGCAGATGCAAGCAGCCCCGAACTACCACCCATCGTCCGACCATGTGCCTCGCGATTGTAAAAATCATTTCCGATCTTTGAAACCTGTCTTGACAGGTCCTGCACCATTTCTATCAAAACCTGCTCAGGACTACCCTCAGCCTGGTCTAACTTAGCAACTTTAAAAGTACCAAAACTGCTTAAAAATGATTGAGATGCGTCGTTTAACGAAGCCTTATAAGTCGCGCATATCTTGGACGCTAGATTCTGTTTGAATGAAACTATTTTAGCAAACCTAAGATCTCTTGGGTAATTAAGGTGTTCAACAACCCCTGTATCAAAAGAATAATCCGTCCCATCATCCTTTATGATTAATGTAGGCTTATCGAATGCTAACCTCATGCCAAGCTCAAACATAACATTAGGATTTTTACAACTAACATCACAAATTACCACATCAGAAGAATAAATATTTTGTACGATTCGCTTTTGAATTACACCTACATCTTCCTGATCACTTACCAAATTAACAGAAAATGAAAATTCAGTAATCGTATTTACCGCATCCGTGACTATACTTTTCACTTCGGCCCAGTGCTCAGCTGTACAACCATCGATGCTAGATATCGGCATTATAAGTCCGCATGTCAACGGCTTATCAGCGTGCTCCGGTAATTCGCTCTTTACTTTATTGGCCATCAACCGCTCCTTGATCCGGCTCCATGCCGGTCACCCGTAATACCCCATATCAACGAATCACGCCAGCCGGCGAGGCAGGCGCACGCTTGGAGACAACCCATGCAAGCAGTCATCTACGCTGGCCTGCGCAACGGCGAGCGCGATCAGCGAATCCACGACGCCTTGGTCTATAAGCACGTCGTTGAGGTAGCCAAGGAGTTCCAGCTGGCACCGAACACGATCCGCGCGGCGGCAAAGCGCATTCAAAACGCTGTTGTGTTCGATCTCTGTCTGCTAGGGGGGGGCAGCCAATGCCTATTGGCAAAGTCGTCGCGGACTGTTTCCGGAAAGCGGCCCTCGGCGCTTACCGGAACTACCACGGCACCTTCCGCAACCTTGAGCTGCCTTGCTGGGTGATCACCGATGGCACCAACCGCATTGAGGTGATGGAGCTTCGCAAGATCGATACCGGCGAAGTTTCTCTGTAGACACCACCAACTCCTGAACCCCTCATGAATCACGCCGCAGGCGAGGATCCCTTATGTCCGCACAACAGAAGAAACACCCCTTCGATTTCAAAACCCAATACGGACTCGGCTTCAACCCTCAGGACGATGAGATCGTTGTCGACTTCTTCTGTGGTGGTGGCGGCGCCGGTACCGGGCTGGAAATGGGCCTGGGCCGCGCGGTGAACGTGGCGAAAAACCACAGCCCGCAAGCGATCAGCATGCACACAGTGAATCACCCCGGCGCACAGCACTTCACTACCGACGTGTTCGAGGGTGATCCAGATACCGAGTGCGGCGGCAAGGCAGTCGGCTGGTTCCACATGTCACCGGACTGCACGCACCACTCCCAGGCGGCCGGCGGGCAACCGCGCAAGCGCGAGATCCGCAACCTTTCGTGGATCGGCCTCAAGTGGGCAGGCATGAAGCGGCCCCGGGTGATCAGCCTGGAGAACGTGAAACAGATCCTGCAGTGGGGCCGGTTGATCGCCAAGCGCGACAAGGCCACCGGCCGCGTGGTGAAACTTGGCGGCGAAGTTGCTGCACCTGGTGAGGTTGTTCCGGTGGGCCAGCAGTTCCTGATTCCTGACCCGAAGCAGCGCGGCCGCACCTGGCGCCGCTTCGTGGCCTTGCTGGAAGGCATGGGCTATGTCGTTGACTGGAAGGTGATTCGGGCTTGCGACTTCGGCGCGCCGACCAGCCGGGAACGCCTGTTCATGATTGCCCGGTGCGACGGTCAGCCAGTCGTGTGGCCCGAGCCAACCCACGCCAAGAACCCGGTCAAGGGTCAGCAAAAGTGGAAAACTGCCGCTGACTGCATCGACTTCACCGACCTGGGAAAAAGCATCTTCGGCCGCAAGAAAGACCTGGCCCCGGCCACCCTGCGCCGCGTTGCCAAGGGCATGAAGAAGTTCGTCATCGACAGCGCTTCGCCATTCATTGTGCCGATTGCCAATTGGTCCGGCGAGGCAGTGCAGTCTGCCGATGAGCCGCTGCGCACCGTCACCTCCTACCCGAAGGGCGGCGCCTTCTCGGTGGTCAGCCCGATCATTGCCCCAGCTACCCACCAGGGCAGCGACCGAATCAATGACCCGCTTGAGCCGCTGCCCACGGTGACCTGCGCGAACCGCGGCGAGCTGACGCTGATCAGCCCTGTGATGGTCGGTGCCGGCGGCCCGGTCTATGCCGGGGAGCCGGTAGCTGTGGATAAGCCAGTCGGCACGCTCATGACGCGCAGCCACCGCGCGATCGCCTCGGCGCACCTGGTGAAGTTCCGCTTCAACGACGCGGGCAAGGCGCTGGATGAGCCACTGCCGACCATTACCAGCGGCGGTAACTATCAGCGCCCGGCCGGGGCTGCCCATGCCATGGGCATATCCACTGTGTTCATGGCCCAGATGAATGGCGGCTTCAACACCACCGACGCCAAGAGCATCGAAGACCCGATGACCACGGTGACCAACACCGGCAGCCAGCAGCAGTTGGTCAGCGCGACTTTGATCACGAACACCACGGGCCATGCTCCCAGCGATCTTGCCGGGCCAGTGCCGACGGTGACCACCGGCCGACACCACGCATTGGTTGCAGCAAACCTGGTGCACATGCGCGGCAACTGCGATGCACGCGAAGTAAATGATCCGTTGCACACCATCAGCGCCGGCGGCCAGCACCACGCGCTGGTCAGCGCATTCATGGAGCGGGCATTCGGCGGCAGTGTTGGCCAGGGTCTGGAAGAACCCGCGCCGACGATCACCGCCGGTGGCGGCGGTAAGAGTTCCTTGGTGTCGCTCACCCTGTCGCCTGAACACGAAGCCGGCGCCCTGCGCGTTGCTGCGTTCCTGACCAGTTACTACGGCACGGAGAACACCAGCGCTTGCGATTCGCCGGCACCGACGATCACCACCAAGGACCGCCTGGCGATGGTCACCGTGATGGTCAAGGGAACCCCCTACGTAATCGTCGACATCTGCCTGCGGATGCTGAAGCCGTCCGAGCTGTACAAGGCTCAGGGCTTCCCGGCCGACTACATCATCAGCCACGGTGCCGACGGAAAGCCGTTCACCAAAACCCAACAGGTGCACATGTGCGGCAACAGCGTCAGCCCGCCGCCGATGGCAGCGTTGGCGCGGGCCAACGACCCATGGCGCGCCGAACAACGCCAAGCACGCGCGGCTTGAGGATCAGCAAGCGCCAGGCGGTATGCCGTCTTTGTTGAAGTCCTTCAGTCGCTCCCGCTCTTCCTCGGTGGCATGCGCCGAGGTTTCTTGCTCGGGCTCTTTCTTCTTTTCTTCAGTCATCGCTATGTCCTCTGGGTGGTAGCTGTTTCGGCACCTGGTGGAATCAGCAGTTCAAATCAATCAACTCCACCGCCCGGGCCCGGCCCGGCAAGGACTCCCCATGCCTACAGAAAACCAAATCGCTGAGCCCGCGCCGAGCCTGGCCACCGGCCACGACCTCACAGCCACGACCTGGGCCGACTTCGTAACCCGTCTTCGCCATGACTGCAACGGCGCCGGCGTTAAATGGCACCACACAGCGGCAGCGCTGTTCACCGTGCAGACCAAGCGCATTGATTATGGATTTGATCCGGACTACGCGGAAGGCCTGGCGGTATGCCGTGAGGACTGCTCGTGGTTCAGCCCTGAAGAGTACTGGGAGGACTGCGACGAAGAAGACCAGACCGAGCTGAACGCCAAGGCCCAGGAAATCAACGAGTGCGACTTCCTAGAGCTCAGCGTCGACGATCAGTGGGAGCTACTCGGGGAGCTTGATGATCACACCGTCACTGGGTGGAACAAGCGCTGGGAGATCGTAAACAGCCACTTCACGAAAGACGCGGCCGAGGCGTTCATCCGGCGAAAGAAGCACGACTACGGCGAGATGCGTGTCTACGTGGAATCTCAGTATTACGCTTGGGAGTTCGAGGCCGTCAAAGGGGCGATTCTTGACGGCACTCTGACTTACAACAATAGGAAACGCGCCTAGTTCAGCAATCTTTTCATGGCTAGTAAGTCGCTAAGAAGGTATGAGCAGCCTATTAACATGAAGGCCGCGATAATAATGACAGCCGCCCCAGAGAAACACCTATAAACAAATCGCAGATCACCGAAATCGTATTTTTGATCCCCCCAAAGCGCCACTTGAACGCAACCAAAGACGCAACCTATACCCACGAGCACAACAACCATAGTCGCTGCTATCGACCAAGCAATTTGTCTAATATTTAAATCATCGACCATTCCATTCGCGGTCAGCAAAGACATCCCCGTAATCGAAGCTACAGAGCTAATTACGCTTAACACTTCAGACCATTTCATATCCACTCCTTAGAAATTCGCGGCGGATCTTCGCACAAACTATCTAAAACGCCACCCTTTCTGCCGCTATAGCGGCAAGGACGAAGTCATGCCTGAAGAAATCAACAAAGCCTGGCCGGACCACTTCCGCTATATCGACACCATTGGCCCGGAAGGCTTGGAGGTGCACTGCATCACCTATCAAGTGATCGGCGAAACCGCGCAGTGCTTTTACATCGGCGATACCCATACCTGCGACCTGGTCAAAGGCCCGCAATACAGCTGGACCGCTGAGGCGGTTAAGAAGCGCAGAAAGCGCGTGCTGAAAGACGGTGGCGACTGGGGCCGTCGATTCGCCTACACCGACAAGGCACTGGCACTGCGCTCTTACAAGGCACGCAAGGCCTGGCAGCTGCGACACGCTCGTCTGTCAATGGAGCGGGCCCAGGCGGCAATCGGGTACTTCGGCGATGGCCAGGCAGAAAGCGTGATACCGGAAGCGGCAGTGACAATCCCGAACGAATACATCCAGGGCTTAAATTGGGAGGACTACTGATGATCGCCACCCTCTGGTTCGCCTACGTCTTCATCTACAAGGAGCCGAGGCCATGATCATCAAGATCGCTTTTGACCCAGACAACCTGAAACCAGACGATGAAGCCTACCCAGCATTCCAGGCCGGCGGCATCACGCTAAAGGTTTGGGCGCTCTACAAAAAGCACTTCATAACCTGCCAATACTTCCGGGAAAACCTGATCGCGATGGCAGAACTGTTCGAGCGAATGCTTGATATCGAAGACCACGACGTTCTCCCGTACACAAACATTGATGAGTTCGTGGCCTACCTGGGCGCCTGTGGAATTTACGGAACAACCGCTGGCCCACGGCACAAAGAGATGGTCGGGTGGGTTGTTCGGTACTGGGACTATTTCAATCTGGCCACCCAGTGGTCTTTGAGCCTTCAGTACAAAGTCGTGAAGGAGGTTGACGAAACCTTGACCATTCGCGGATTCCACACCGCAACAGCCTAACCCCAATCCCCCTACATGCCTGCCGGTGAGCATCAAGGCTGTTTCTTGCCCTTCGCCCATCCACACGCCATCAGTACCAAACCGGGAATCCAGAGGGCCGGCGCAGTTATAGCGAGACCGCAGACTGCCAATGGGATCCCAGTCAAAAACAGCGGGTTTCTAAACGCCTTATCCATTTCGCGTCACCTTTAAGAATTCATTTCATTAAATCACAAGTGCCTGCCGGTGAGTGGCGGGCGAGGTATTACTATGTCAGCAGTTCAGCGATTCCACGAAGCAGCCAACGACGCCCTGGTCAAACTCAGCGAGTACTGCCTACCAGGCGCCAAGCTTGCCCTGGTCATTGTCACCCCAGGCGAGCCGGAGCGAGACATCATCCTGGAAGATCAGGGCCTGGATCGAAATGATGTGGTCAGCGCGCTTCGCCGGCGCGGCATGAGCATCGACGGCGACAACGCCTACAAGCGCGACCTGTGTGATTCGATAGTTGGGGCCTTGGCATTCGGCGCCCAGAACACCAACCCGCCGCCAGCAGATCACTGGGGCCAGCGGTTCTGGGATATCGGCAGGGAGGAACGCGCCAGCAGTGAGCAATTGCTGAAAGCACTGAAGGCGCTCACCCAGGTAGCAGGCGAATGCGAACAGATCGCCAGCAACTACAGCGGCACCATCGACGGAATCTTTGAGCACGGCGGCGACGATCACGAAGACCCGAGCTGCGCGATCTTCCATCGCCTGTACTACGCCATGTTCGACGCGCGTGCCGCAATCAAGAAAGCCACGACCTAACCCACCTTCTGCCGCCCAGCGCGGCAAGGACACCCCATGTTCGCTATGAAACTCACCCTGATACTGCTGGGCGCATTGCTGTACCTGTTAGGAACTCTCGGCTGGTTCTTCTGGGTCGGGCTCGACCTGGTGGAGACCGGTACCACCGAGGCGCTGCTCTACGCCTTCGCCGGCACCTGCGGCTGGATGCTGATCACATTCAGCCTGGTCATTCACATCATCAAAACTGCGCGGCCCACATTGGTCGGCGGGAGGTAGTTATGCCTGAGCCACAAGAAAGACCAGAAGCGTTTCAACTCGACAAAGTACCCGAGGCGCGTATGGCCGAGATCATTGGCACCACCAAGCGTGCCCTGGAAGGCAAGCGGGATCGCGGCGTCATCCCTGAAGGTGTGTGGAACAAGATAGACGGTCGGATTTTTTATAGCTTAAGGAGATATGAAGCATGGCTAGAAAGCCAATGGGCCTGCCCACAGGAGTTGAATTCGCTGGCCAGTCCGTTCGCATTCGGTTCACCTGGCGAGGCGAGCGACGCTGCGAGACTCTCGCACACCCACAAACACCAAAAGGGATTAAAGCGGCAGCCGATCTACGCGATCAAGTAATAAGCCTGGCAAAGCATGGGGTTCTGGATGATCAGCGCTACGCTGAACTTTTCCCGAACTCCAGCTACATGCCAATTTCACTGACAATGACGTTCGGCGAGTACGCCCAGGCTTGGATCAACAGCCTGGAGATCGTGCCCGGCACGCGCAGAAACTATCGTGCAACGATCAACACCTACTGGATGCCGTGGCTCGGTCAGCTCCCGATCACGGCAATCACCACCATGGTGCTGCGAAGGATCATCAGCGAAACCGTATGGGAAACCCAATCGATTAAACGTGAATCCATAGCCCGGGTCACCTCGCTGCTCAAGGCCGCGGTGCAAGATGAGTTAATCGACCGCAACCCGGCGACACCGATCAAGCTGCCGAAGAAGGCAAAAAAGCAGGTGGACCCGTTTTCTGGTGTTGAGGCGACTGCAATCATTGACTGGATGTATGCGAACTTCAGTAAGCCTGGCGCGCGGATATTCGCGGCCTACTTTGAGTTCGCATTTTTCAGCGGGATGAGGACAGGAGAGATAGCGGCTTTGCGCTGGGGCGAGGTCGACATGGATACGCGCACCGCGCACGTTTGCCGCATCGTTGTGGACGGGGAAGTAGAAGAGCGTACCAAGACGAAGTACGCTAGAACGGTAATGCTCAACAGTCGTGCTCTGAATGCCTTGCGGCAGGCCAGGCAAATCGCCGACGACCGCTTGCTACAGCGGAGGAGGATCAAAACAGAGTCGCCGTATGTTTTCCCGCCTTCGGGCAGTTCGGATTTCATCGGTCGACCCTCCCAGACCGGAGAGCAGTTCGCCAAGGCACTGGCTGCGCTGGAAATACGGCCTCGGCCCCAGTACAACTGCCGCCATACCTATGCCACTATGTGTTTGATGGCTGGAATGAACTCCGCCTTCATCGCGGGACAGCTTGGGCACAGCATCCAAGTGCTGCTGACGACCTATGCAAAGTGGCTTTCGTCAACCACGGACTGGTCAGAAGTCGGAAAGCTTGAGCAAGCAATGATTGGTACAAAATCGGTACAACCCTAA